CGCGAAAATCCTTGTCGGCTTGTGCCCCGCCTGTCTGGAGCCCCTCCCTGAGAGCCCGACGAAACCACGGAAATTCTGTTCGGCCAGGTGCGCAGGAAGGTCGTTCCTGATGAAGCCGTTGCAGGGACGTCCGGCGGACTACTTGCTCGGGAGGTGCGGATGAGCGCGCATGAGTGCGTGTTCGTTGAGGAGCAGGAGCCGTCAGGTCGTCTGATCCTTCCGCCGTGCATTGTCTGCGGGACGACGGCAATGGACGCGCTCGACCAGTTACGTCAAGAGTGCGAGGAGAAGGAGGACGATGAGCGCTCAAGGCACGGGAGATGACACCGTCTATTGCAACCTCTGCGGGAAAGAAACGAGCGTTGCGATGATCGGCATTCACCTCGCCGAGGTGCACGGCTATGACGCGGACGAGATCGCGGACGCGCCAATCTTCGATCTCACCGACAAGGAGGAGGAACGGTGAGCGCGCAAGGCAGCGACTTTCTTGAGTTACCGCACGACCCTAGCCGCCCTGCACCGTCACAAAAGGAGGTTGAAAGGATCATCGAGGTGTTCGAGCGCATGCGCGCCGAACTACTCGAACTTGGCTACCCGAGTTTTCTGCACGTCTTCGCACCGGGAGACTACGCCGTGCGTGGACGTCAGGTCGAACGGCATGCCTTCACGCTGATCGGCCCGATTGCCGGACCGGTTGATCTCTGGCGGCAGGCGGCGGTCAGATCGAGATCATGAGCTTCGACGCGCAAGCCGAGATCGAGAAGATCAAGCGCGACCTGGACAACGAGCGTGAGCGCGCCTCCAGGCGTGAGATCATCGAGAGACAACGGGCCACGATGCCACCCAAGAACGCTGCGGGCAAGATCCCCATCGGTCCCGGTGGGGCACTCGAACGAGCGGAAGGAGTCATCGTGAACGGGAAGCGATTCATGGACGAACTGAGGCTCGTCACCGGCTGGGGTGGTCGGGAATGATCAATGATCTCGACCTTGTCACTCGCGCGGCGCAGCAGCGTGGTGCGGACTATCTGTTGCATCGTTATGATCCTCAATACACCGCGGCCCGGCTGGGTGCAGAAAGACGTGTGATCGTTGCACTCGCGGCCCGTAGGAATCTGCGCGACCACTCGCACCGCGCCCGCCGCTGGCTCGCGCTCATGTTCGTCCCGGCGCTCGTCGCGATCATCGTCGCTCTCATCTGGTCGGCGCGAGCCGACGCGGCTGTCGCGGTCGACAAGGCGAAAACCTGGCGTGTGGTCAGCCACGTCTTCGGCCCTTACGGGACCGCAGCGCGAGCGTTCGGGGTCAGCGGCTGCGAGACCGGAGGCCGCTACAACCGCGGGGCGCGCAACCAGTCGAGCGGGACGTCCGGGATCTTCCAGATCCACCCGGACTGGATTGGCAGGCGGATCTACTGGGGGCAGCGCTCGATTCTCGTTCGCAACAACCTGCACGGCCGTTGGCCCAATGCGCGCTACGCGCTCTTCCTCTCCAAAGGAGGGCACGACTGGTCGCACTGGGCACCTGTCTGTCGTCGATGAGAAAGGATCGCACTGTGCGAACCACAACAGTCTTACTGACCGTGTTCCTCTCCGTGCTGCTTGGCACCGGAGCTGCTTACGCGATGGGTTCCGACGCCTACACGTTCTTGCTCGGATCTCCGCGCACCGGCATCGGACAGGTGCAGGGCAGCAAGGACGTGTTCCTGCACAGTGACGGTGACTTGAACATTTTCGCCGATCACGTCAGGCATCAGAGTAGGGACGGGAATTACGAGTTCGAGGCCAAGAATCCGGCGAGAACGCACTTCAGTGCGTACAAGTCGGGTTCGGGCACGAGGATCCCGATTTGGTTCGGGGCGGGTCCCGAGGACGACCAGAACGTGGTCGCGCTGCAGGTGGCCGGTGCAACAAGACAGACGGCGGATCTTCAGCAATGGTATGTGGGGGAGCGCAAGGCGGTGGCGATCGACGCCAAAGGCCGACTGGTTCTCGGCGACATCACCTTGATTCTCGCGTTATCGAAGGGAAGAGTCAGGCTTTATGCCGTCCTCCCGGACGGCACAAGGCAAGCGCTCACGAGGTGAACAAGAGGATGGCGACCTCGAACACGCAAAGGACGATCCGCGAGCTTCGCAACCAGGGGCGCGTCTGTGCGATCGTGGAGAAGTGGAACCAGTTCGCCGGGCCGCACGGTGTGCGCCAGGACCTGTTTGGGATCATCGACGTGCTCGCGCTAGACCCGCAGCGCGGTGTTGTCGGAGTGCAATGTTGCGGCAGCGACTTCGCCGCCCACGAGCGCAAGATGCTCGAAGACCGGACCCAGGAGTGCATCGACTGGCTCTCGACGCCGGGCACGGTGCTGGAATTGTGGGGCTGGCGGAAGGTGAAGTTGAGGCGCGGCGGCAAAGCGGAGCGCTGGCAGCCGCGGATCCGGGAGTTCACGCTCGCCGATTTCGGATTGGGAGTCCATCCGCCGCCTTCACCAGACTAGAGACGCAGTGAAGCGTGTCTTGCAGCTGACCAGTCCGCACATGAAGGGCAATGATGTGCGGGCGCTGCAGTTCGCGTTGCAGACGAACGTCTTCGGGCAGATTTACCTGCAAGGTCATCCTGACGGCGAGTACGGGCCGGAAACGATGCGCGCGGTCAAGCGGGCGAAGTACTGGCTCGGGTACGCGGAGCGCGCGATCGACGGCAGGGCGGGGCCGCTGCTCGTGCCCGTCTTGACCGGCAAGAGGAAGCTCCGCAAGGACCAGCTCGCCCGGCGCAAAGCGCGACTCCGCGCTCGCCTCAAAACGCCGCTTCGCGTCAAGGCGTTGAACGCGATGATGCGAGCCCCCGACGAGAAGGAGAACCCGCCCAAGTCGAACAAGTGCTCGACCACACGCTGGTACGGATTCATTGGCGCTTGGTGCGCAATGGACATCACCCGCTTCTACGTCAAGGCGGGGAGCAAGGCGTTCGTGCGCGGCAAGTTCGAGGCGTACGTGCCGTGGATTCTTGGAGCCGCCAGGCGTGGCGAGCGCGGGTTCGCGATTACCGCCAATCCCCAGCCGGGAGACATCGTCGTCTACGACTGGAACGGCGACGGGGTCTTCGACCACACCGGCTTGTTTGTGAAGTGGAACGATCGACTGAAGGGCACCTTCACGGCTCGTGAAGGTAATACTGCGGTAGGGAACGACTCGAATGGCGGCCAGCGAATGACCCGAGGTGATCGGCGCTACGTGCCGCGCCGGACGATCTTCATCCATGTCAGCCGCTGATGGGTACTGCTAGTGAAGAGGTCTAAAAGTGGAGACGAACGGGGGACGCATCTGGCGGTGGCGAAAAGTCGATGTCTTGTTTTTGGTCGGCATTGGGTTGATTATTACTGGGGCAGTAGCAACAGTCCAAGGGAACGCGCTCGGGATTTCGCTCGTCTTTGCAGGCGGTGGCGTCGCTGGCATTCCGCTCGCTCAGAGGGGGGACAAAGGATGAAGCTTGGCGTCAAGGACTACCTGCTTGACCCCACGGTGCGGCCGAACACACAGACGTGCCGGGTTAAAGTGTGGGCGCATGATAACGCGTTCACGATCTTCTGGTTCTCGGGCATGAACATGATCGGCTGGTTCGTGACGGTGCTCGTATGCCACTGACGCGTCTTCTTGAATACATCAGCAGGCGCTTCCCGCGCGTCAAGATCAAGCAGGGTTATGTGCTGCTTGTCTGGATCGTGCTCTTTACTGCGGCAGGCGCGACCGGATTCTACTGGCTCAGTGTCATCGCGCACGACAACAGGACGTTGATTCGCGAGAACGAGAAGCGCATCGCGGAGAACGCCGAACGGGACAGGACGGTGCGAGCGATGCGAGTCGCGTCGTGCAAACAGACGTACGAAAGTGTGCGCGAAGTGTTGCGCCCTTTCTTCCCGCCGCCGCCGCGAACGAAGAAGCAGCAAGCCGACCTAGACAAGTTCAACGACACTGTCGACAGTTTCAAGGAAAAGTGCAGCAAGCAAACCGTCGGAGAGAACTAGGAGGACAGCAATGAGTGCATTCATCAGGGCGTTTCAGGCGTCGCCGGGCGTGCGCTTCTGGACGCGAGTCGTCGTCGTCGCCGTAATCGGCTACTTCGCAACCTTCTTCACCACCACCGCAGTCGACCAGTTCGAGCCGATCAATCTGCTGTGGGGGCTCGGCGGTGCGACCTTCAGCGGGCTCGCGTACGCGCTGCTCGGTGGTACCACCCCGATCGAGCCATTCGTGGGAACGAACAAGGTCGACGTGCAGGTTCCTTCACCGCCCGCAACGACAGTTAGGAGAGAGGCGATCAGCTAATGCCCGGAAAGAAGATGAAGAGCATTAAGAACCCGAAGGTGTATGAGGCGCTGCGTGACAAGGGCATGTCGAAGGAGCGCGCAGCGAAAATCTCGAACGCGCAGGCGAGCAAGCGCCGGAAGCGATAACACAGGAGGGGCGACCAAAGCCGCCCCTCAATTCGGACACCCAAGAGGAACCTCTATTCTAGCCGATCGTGGCCGTCGCTCTCGACCACTCCGTTCTCGAAGACCAGGCTGAGCACGTCGTCGCCGTCCGAGCCCTGCGCAAGAAGCGGGCCTTCGAGCACCCCGCTTTCCTGATGCAGTTCATGCACTGCGTGGACGCGAAGACCGGCGAGGAGTTCGACTTCGACCTGCTCACCGCCGAGGAGCGCGCCTCGATCGACCTGAGCGGTGAGCCGGGCAAGTGGTTCTTCCATCGTGGTGTGCTCGACGACTGGATCGCGAACGAGGTCTGTCTGGAGTACAAGTCGCGGCAGATCGGGATCACCTGGCTCGCGGCTGCGTTCGGGCTCACGCTCGTGCTCACGCATCCGGGCGCGCGTTTCCTGATCATCTCGATCAACCTCGAAGAGGCGCAGAAAGTGATCTCGCGCATCTGGGGCATGTACCAGTCGCTGCCGTCCTACTTCGTCGAGCACATGCGACTGACGAAACCAGCGCGTGGGGGCGCTCCTTCGCAGGAGATCGAGTGGACGGACGTCCAGGGCAGGCGGTCTTCGATCCTTGCGCTTCCTTCGACGCCGAAAGCCGGTCACGGCGAGACGGCCATGCTCGTGCTGCTCGACGAGCACGCGCGCCAGGACTACGCGCGCGAGTCCTGGAAAGCGGCCTTCCCGATCATCGACGGTGGCGGCATGGCGATCATCGTCTCGACCGCGAACGGCGTCTCGACCGAGGACATGGAGGGCGAGGCGCAGGGCAACTTCTTCCACTACCTGTGGACGAACGCCGAGTCGATGGGGATCGTGCGTCGCTTCCTGGGCGTCTTCTCGCACCCCGACCGAAACGAAGAGTGGTACCGGCTGAAAGCTCGCCGCCTGCCCCCGTCCGATCGTGCCGAGCAGTACCCGCGCACGCCGGAAGAGGGCTTCATCATGACCGGCAAGTGCTGGTTCGACCTCGACAAGCTGAACGAGTATCGAGAGAAATGGCGCTCCTCCGAGCAGAAGATGCTTTACCGCTTCAGCTGGCAGGAGACGCACAAGGCCGCGAAGCGCGAGATCGCCAAGTTCGGCGAGTGGCGCGTGTACGAGGAGCCAATTTCAGGGCACGACTACGCGATCTCGGCCGACGTCGCGACCGGCACCGGGGACGACTTCTCCTCCGCGCACGTCATCGACCTGACGAACGGCAAATGGGTGGCTGAGTACCATGCCAAGATCGGTGAGGACGTGTTTGCGAAGGACCTCTACTACATGGGGAAGTGGTTCGGGAAGTTCAGTGGTTGCCTGCACGACGCGATGATCGCGGTCGAGGTGCAGGGTGGCTACGGGCGTGCGGTGATCATTCCTCTGCGGGACGGGATCAAGGGGCGCAAGCCGTACCTGCGGTTGTATCGGCACAAGCAGGGGCCGGAGGAGACGATCGACCCGCGCGAGCGCGACGACTTCGGTTACCCGATCAACGGAGCGACCCGCCCCCTGCTGATCAATCAGCTGGAGCAGTGGATCCGCGACGGGCTCTGCCCCTGGATCACGCCCGATCTGGACGCCGAGCTGCGCACCTTCTCGAAGCGGCCGACCCGCCCTTCGCCGCGGGCGCTCGAAGGCTGCAATGACGACAGGGTCTTCTCCGCAGCCGGATCACTGGAGCTTTATAGGCAGTTTGGTCATCATGAGAAGAAGCGCAAGGCGAAGCCTGTCCGGTCGCGCTGGAAGGATTCGCTCTACATGTGGGAAAGAGGAAGGGAGTAAGCCGTGGCAATGGATCTCCTGTCAGGCCCAGCAGCGCCGGAGATGATGGGAGCCCCAGGCGGGGGAGGCTCTGACCTCGCCGCACTGCTCGGGGCTGGCGGGCCGACACCCGGCGTCGACAACCCAGCTGAGGGCGGCTCCGAGGTGGACGCGCTCGACGACATTCTCATGGCCCTCGACGCTTACATCGCGATTCCGTCCGTCACCGAGAAGGAACGTCTGACGATCGAGAAGTGCAAGACGTACGTGCAACAGCTGAAGGCCGACAACGAGAAGATGGCTGAGGAGATCAGCGGTTCGACGCCTGCGCTTCGGAAAGCCGTTGGTGTTTGACGGTCTGCGGTGGGGCGGTTGGAAGCGTCCCTGGTGCTGGCTGCGTGGTCACCGTTATCAGGAGCGGTGGCCTAGCGGAGTGACGCTCTGGGCGTTCTACTGTCTTCGCTGTCGACGGGACTCAAATGGCCCGTAACGCGTATTACGTTGCGGCCTTCAATCCGTTCTGGCGATACGCGGTTGCGCTGGAAGGTCGGCCGGATCTTCCAGCAATCCCGTTCTTTCGCAAGGCGAACGCGCTGGCGTTTTACGACGAGTCAGTTGCTGAGTTGCCGTGGGCCAAGACGGTGTTGCTTCAACGTCGTCCATTCGGTCGTGTGCAGGTGGTCGGCATGAGCGGCCCCGTACTGATGGTGGACGCGAGTGGCGCGTAAGCAAAAAGAGACGCCCGATTACCGCCCCAACGAGCGCGACCGTGACGCGATCGAAGAGGTGCGCGAGTGCATCTCGTATGCGAAGAAGTGGCACAACGCTTTCGCACGTCGTGTCGAGCGCCGTTACGACGCTTGGCGCGGTCTGCAGGACACGGACACGAAGCCGAAAGGCTGGCGTTCCAATCAGCACCCGCCGTACCTGATCAACATCGTCGAAGGGATGCTCTCTTCGCTGGAGGATCCGAATCCGGCCTGGACGATCACGCCGCGTGTTTATCCCGGCGTCACTGTTGAGGAGATTGTGCAGCGCACCGAGGGTGCAGACATCGGGTCTTATTTGCTCGGGCATCAGATGCGGATCGACGGCTTCGATGAGAAGGCGGGGCCGTACGCGCATCAGGACTTGATCGCCGGGTTGACTGTCGGGAAGATCCATTGGTTGAAGCAGGACGTGGTGCGCTACAGCCGCGAAGAGGTGCCCGAGTTGATCCACGATGAGACGGGCGGCACGATCGACATCGCGAACAAGTTGCAGCGCTTTGAGGATGCGGTCACGATTCGCGACGATCCGACCTTCGAGGTGCGCGACGTTCGCGATTGGATGTATCCCGAGTCGGCCGTTTCGATCGACAAGTCCCCCTGGATCATCGACCGCACCTACATCACCTACCAGACGCTCGTGCGGATGGAAGAACTTGGCGTCTACAAGAACACGAAGTACGTGAAGGAGACGCGGATCGGGGACACGCAAGCGGACGCAGATGCGGTGCGCGAGCGCGAGAAGCGGTTGCGCGGCGTCGATCGCACAGCGGGGCTGGTCGAGATCGTCGAGCTGTGGACGGACAAGAAGGTGGTCACGCTCGCGAACAAGTCGGTACTGCTACGCAACGAGCGCAACCCGTTCGAGCACGGCCGCAAGCCGTTCGTTGTTTGCAGTGCGATTCCTGATCTGTTTCAGATCCCCGGTGTCTCCGTGATCGAGGGGCTGGCACAGATGCAGGAGATGCTCTGGACGCTGAGCAACTTGCGTCTGGATGCATCTCGGATCGCCGCGAATGTGATCACGATGATTCGCGGCGACGTGGACAACCCGGAGCAGTACGAGTGGGCTCCCGAGGCGCAGTGGATCGTTCCTGATCCGAACGCGGTCAAAGTGATGGACATGACCGGAGTCGCTGCCGCCGCGTCGGCAACGTTGGAATCGGAAGGTCTGTTGCGGGGCGACATCCAGAACGTGATGGGCGGGCTGCCGTTCACGGGGGGTGCGGAGTCCCAGACGATTGCGGGGTCGAACACGGCGACCGGGGTCTCGATCGTCACGAACATCGCGCAGGCGATCCTCGCGCGGCGCAAGCTGCAGTATCAGAAGGCGTTCGGGAAGATCGGGCAGATGTTCCTCGAACTTGACCAGCAGTTTTTGACCGAGACGCGTCTTGTCGAGGTGCTCGGCGAGGAGGGTGCGCGTCGCTACTTCGAAGCCGATCCGCTCGACATCCAGGGTGTGTACGACGTCGAGCTGGAGGTCACCGGAGAGTCGATGATGCGCCAGGAGCGTCGCGCCGAGAACCAAGCGTTGGTGACGATGGCGACCCAGGCTGCAGAGGTGATGTCCGCGAACGGCACGCCGCTCAACTTGCGCCGTTTCTGGGAGCGTCTGCTCGACTCGTACGGGATCACCGACAAGGCCACCTACTTCTCGGAGACGCCGGGCGCGGCAGCGGGCGGAATGGGCACGCCGCCAGAAGCGGACGAGATCCTGCAGCAGTTGCAGAACGGTTCCATGCCCGCGGGCGGGATCACGAACGAGGCACTCGCCGCCGGGCCAAGCTCTCCGTCCTCGCCCGTCTCGATGTCACCGGCCGCACCGATGCAACAGTCGCTCGCTCGCTCTGGGGCGGGCAGGTCAGTGTGAACGAGCGGCTTGAGCGTGAGGTGAAAATGACGCTTCTCGTCCTGCAACCGATCGCGATCGGCTTGCGCTCGCGCGGGTATGACGCGACGATCTGGGTCGAACATCGCGAAAGGGACGCATACACGGTAGAGATTCGCGTGGCGGTTCCACCCGTGGGAATTCCGATCGAGTTCGTCGAGGCACAAGCATGATGTTGCTTAGGAGGATCTATTGAGCACGATGACAGTGGATGCGCAGCGACAACTGCGACGAATCGCCGAGCGTCTTGGATCCCTGCAAACACATCCGGGTTTCACGCTGCTGGTCGAAGAGATCGAGAAGAAGCGCATGCGGATGCGGGAGTCGCTGACTGCGCGGCTGATGGGCGGCGAGGACGTAGCCGCGATGCAACGGCAGGCGGACTACGATCGCGGCTTCATCGCCGGGGCGGTGTACGGCAAACTGGTCGTGGACGCCGCCGTGAGAAGAGTGCAGGAGTGGGAAGCAGGTGCTGCCGTAACAGAGCCGGAGGAGGACAAGGATGGCTGGGCGGACTAAGGAAAGTGATCAGCCGACGCAGGTGACTGCGCCGGAAGAGTTCCCTGACGAGGCGTGGGAGGAGCCGGGTCCTGACGGTTTGACTCCGACCCAGTTCGCCGCGCGCGTCTCCGCGAAGCGCGAGGAGGCTGCACAGGCTGCGGGCTGGGTGAAACCGCCCGAGCCGGATGCGCCGCTCCCCGAGGGGGAGAAAGAGCCCGAGGCCGAGGCCGAGCTGGTCCAATCGCCTCCGGTCGAGGAGGAGCCGCCCGAGGTCGAAGAGGCCGAGGGTGAAGAGGTCGAGGGTGAGGAGCCGCCGGAGGGCGAGGCCGATCTTGAAGAGGGCGAGGAGGAAGAGGGCGAGTTCTACGCCCGTCGCTACCGGGACAAGGAAAGCACCGAGAAGGGCCTGGACGAAAAAGACGCGACGATCAACCAGCTGTACCGCGAGCTTCACGAACGCAACCTGAAGATCGAGCGGGCTGCGGAAGCGGAACCGGCTGAGCTTGATCACGGTGCCTGGCAGTCCTGGGCCGAAGAGGTCGTCGAGAACGGTGGCGGTGTGCAGGGCGCGATGGCCGCTCTCGAAGCGGGCGGAGAGGACGGTTTCGACATCTACATCTCTGCCTGGTCGCGCTCGGACGATCCCGAGGAGCGCGCACAGGCGCTCGTGTTCAACAACAAGGTGCAGCGCGTGTTCGCGGAGCGTCGTGTTCAGCAGGCGTTGCAAGCCGAGCAGCGGCAGCCTGACCGCTCGTCGAAAGAGGAAGCGGAACTGGCCAAACAGCGTGCCGCTGCCACCCGGCCGGACTTCGACCAGTACACCGAGGCGATGGACAGGCTCGCCACGGAGGAGGGTCTGCTGCCCGAGGAAACGAAGCAGTGGCTGGCCGATTTGGCCCAGGACGGCATCGAGGGGAAGATGCGGGCCTGGGACTACCTGTACCTGGCCGCGAAGGCGATGAACGCTCCGAGCCGTCGCCGGGCGCAGGAGGCCGAGCGCAAGCAGCGGCGTGCATCCGGTGACCGCGCTAAAGTCCAGGCGATGGTGTCGTCATCCGAAGCGACCCCGACTCGTACCCCTCTCAGCGAGGCCGAGTTGACCGTGATTCGGAAGAAGAACGAGTTGCGCGAACGGTGGGGCCTGGAAGCACTCCCCGAGGAGTAGCCCAGCACCCCCCTCCCGAGCGAGACAACCGAACCGCAGCACAAGTCTCGGAAGGGAGGACAAGCTTTGGCCACCATTCAGAAGGGCACCGTCTCGACGACGGAGGTCCTACAGGACTCGATGCGGATCGACATGCGAGAGGAAATCTCCATGCTCGACGAGGATGAGTCCCAGTTCTCGACCTTCACGATGAAGACGCGCAAGGGCACGGCGACGCGCGAGAAGGTCAACTGGCGCGAGAAGGAGTACTTCCCGCGCTTGGCGACTGTCGGTGCGATCTACACGGCGGTCGCTACGACGATCGTACTCAGCGCTGGTCACGGCGCGCGCGTGCGCAAGGGTGACGTCATCCGCAACATGGCGATGGGTGACGCGTTCTACGTCCGTTCGGTGTCGACCGACACGCTGACGGTCGTTCGGGACGTCGGCGACAAGGCCGCGCAGACAGGGGCTGTCGGTGACACGCTCCTGATCACCTCGAACGCGTCCCCGCAGGGGGCGGACTTCCCCGAGACGGCGATCTTGCTCGCGACCCTCGGCTACAACTACACGCAGATTTTCCGCCACGGGTACACGTTCTCCCGCACGGCGCGCAGCGTGGAGTACTACGGTCGGGGCGAGCCTGCAGACGAGTCGGCCGTCAAGGGCGTCGAGCACAAGCGGGCGATCGAGTACTCCGGATTCTGGGGTGCTCGTGACCTGCTCACCGATCCAGACACGGGTGAGCCGGTCGGCTTCGCCGGAGGGATGACGGAGTACATCGTCTCGAACCGCGCTGACGTGGCTGGTTCATTGACGGTGGACTACGTCGACAACTTCCTCAAGGGCGCGCTGCAGTTCTCCGGACGGGACGCGGTCATCTACGCGTCACCGCTCGCCGCGCTGCAGATGTCGAAGTTCAACCGCGGAGGTCAGGGTTCAGCTTGGCGCGCGGATCCGCAGCGTGTCGCGGGAGTGAAGGTCGACGCCTTCATGTCCGGCGTCTACGGCTACGAGATCCCGGTCGTGGTCAAGAAGGACTGGAACGACTTCCCGACCACGCTGAAGCAGTTCGGCGGGTGGTTGTTCATCGTCGACCACTCGAACGTCGAGTTCAAGCCGCTGACGGGCGGGGACACCGAGTTGCTGACTGCGCGTCAGCATCCGGGTGCGGACCGCGTTTCCGAGGAGTACCTGACCGAGGCAACCTGGGAGATCCGCAACGAGCGCCATCACAGCATCTTGTACGGCATCGTCTAAGGACGGAACACTCTGGGGGGCGGTGGCTCCCGGCTCGTCGCCCCCCAGAGAAACAAGCCGGACGCCGGGAAGGAGTTGATTTCAACGAGATTTCTGTCACATATTCGCGGGTTCAACGTTCAGATCGTCGAGCCGCGTGTGCACCTCACGCAGTACGGCGACCGCGTCACTGACCGCGAGGGCTACGTCGCGTTCTTCCGGACGGGTGACGTGACCCAAGCGGACATCGAGTTCGCCGAGAGTGTGTTCGTCAAAGAGGGTTTGCTGTACGGGCGTACGACCTTGCTGGACGAGGTCACGCCGACCCCGTTGACTTCGCGCCTCTCCGTCTTCGATACGGCGCAGCACGCCGAGGAAGAGGGCTGGTCGCCCGAGTTCCGCGAAGAGGTCGAGCAGAAACTGCTCGAACGCGCCGTCAACCACCCCGACTTTCGGCTGATCACGGTCGAGGCGATCCCGCCGCTCTGGCCGACCTACCTCGACTTTCGCGGCACGCTGGAGCAGCTGCTGAAGAAGATCGTCGAGGACGGCTACGACGTGCGGCATGCGATTGCGTTCGAGCGTCAGTCCGGCCAACGCCCGCAGGTGATCGAGGCGCTGGAGAAACTGCTCGTCGAGCAAGAGGCGTCGATGACTGCGGAGCCGCAGGAAGAGACGACGGTGCCCGCATGATCAGCTACGAAGGTCCGAAAATGGGGTATCGCGCTGAGGGGCACTGGGTGAAGGTCGGCCCGGTGCTCGTGCGCTGCTGCATGACGAAGACCGGCGCTCGTTTCGCCGCGTGGCGTTTGCGCCGTCGCAAGGTGGGACGCGCATGAACGACGGTCGGCGCTGGGCGAAGGAGGCGAACACGCTCGACTGCGTCGAGGGCGACGCGCTGATCCTGATGCCGTCCGGGGAGCTGATGGTCGACGTCGAGGTCGCGGTCGACAAGGAGACGTACGAGCGGATCCGCGAGGGGCGCATCTGCGGCAACTGCTTCGAGCCGCAGGAGGAGGCGTTTCCGGAGCGTTGCGAGGCGTTGAAGATCCCCGGCACGAATGAGGTCGTCGGCTGCTTCTACCCGATTCGGGAGAGGCAGCTGCTCGATCTGGAGAACCGGCACAACGCGAGTAAGGACGTGCACATCGGCTCGCGCATTAACCGGGCCGACGAGATCGAGCGGATGCGCGAGATGGACGCTTTCGAGTCACGCACCGGCATCATCTTGCCGGATCATGTGAAGTTCCCGAATCAGATCATCGAGCACCCGCGACGGTGAGGAGGTAGGAAGTGGTCGCGTTCAACAAGTTCAACCAGTTCGTTCAAGACCTCGCCGAGAAGGTGCACAGCCTGAGCGCCGACCAGATCGAGGTCTACCTTTCGAACACGTTGCCGGACGCAGCGCTCGACCTCGTCAAGGCGGACCTGGCCGAGATCGCCACAGGCTTCGGCTACACAGGGCCGCAGGACACGCAGAACACGGGTGCCGAGACGGCGGGCACGTACACGCTGACCGGCACGAAGGTCGTGATCACCGCTTCTGGCGGCTCGATCGGACCGTTCCGTTACGTCGTGCTTCAGAACACGACGCCGGTCGCACCGCTCGACCCGCTGATCGGATGGTGGGACTACGGCTCGGCATTGACGCTGCTCGACGGCGAGACGTTCAGTGTCAAGTTCAACAACAGCGAAACTACCGGCACGATTCTGACGATCGCGTAAGGAGACATTCACATGAAGGAGTGTTGTCAGGATCTGGACAACCGCGCTCCCGGCCCAGGACCGCGTGGTGTTTGGGAGGGAGTGAGGGAGCGCGAGGATCTCGTCATCACGCACTGCACGATCTGCGACTGTCGTCACTTCGAAGTTGTAGTCGACCCAGTCGAACTTGGCGCGCAAGGCGAGCCGCTCTAGAACGGAGGAGTAATTGGCAGCCAACGGCTACACCGTTTCAGCGCTGGCCGACGTTGCAGCCAACGTCGCCGCTGCGCAGAGCGTGCTCGGAGTCAAGTCCGGGGCTGCGTTCGGCTTGAAACTGAAATACGCGGGTGTCTCCTTCGACGGGGTGGCCGCAGGCGCTGAGCCCGTGGTTGTTCAGGTCTGCCATTGCACGTTCGCGACGAACGGCACGCCGGGCACGAACAACACGGACGTGTCAGCGAATATTGAACAGCAGTACGGCAGGGTGCTTGCGCATGGTGTGGCGGCGATGCGCGACTGGACGGCCGAGCCGACCGTGATCAACGTGCTCGACGAGGATTTGTTGACTCCGAACGGAGGGACGCTCAAGTGGCACTTCCCGTTGGGCGACGAGCCGGACTGCGGCTTCTCGGAGGGTTTCCTGACCTTGGTGATTGCGCCCGCAGCGGTGAACGTTCGTTCCACGCTGAAGTGGGAACGCTGCTGAGCGCGGTCGGATGGCCGCTTGGAGCCTAACCCGTGTAACCACGATCCGTCGCGTCGATGGCGTCGAGGACTGGTTCGCTGTGATCAAGGACGGTCTGGTGCAGCTGGTGGTTGACCCAGCAACTTCCCTCGCTGTGGCCGGGTTCATCATCGTGAGGGCTGGTCGTACATCGGGAGGAAATCTTTTCGCTGGCATTTCGAGTAAACCAGCTTTGGTCGCGCTTCCGAACGACATTGCTTCGACTGTTTGGGGTTACGTGTTGCAACCGGCCAGTGTGATCACGACTCCAACGTCTGTGCAGGGGGACTTCGCGTTGACCGAGAACGGTGTTGAGGTGAAGCGCTACCGCTTGCGTGCATTCGAGGATGCGGGTTCGCCTGTCGGTTATGGCTGGTCGATGGCGAGTGTCTAATGGCGATTGCGTTTGTCAAGGAAGTCGGTACTGTCGAGGTAAGTGACAGTCTCGACTCAATAACGCTCACCATTCCTGCCGCTGGCGTCGCAGCAGGCAACCTGCTTTCGATTACAGTCATCTCCGAGCTTGACACTCAGACTGTCCTCTCGGTTGCTGACACGCCTGGCAATACGTATACGGTCGGTGTGACGCAACAGGTCGCGGCTGGGGATACGTTTCGGATCACGGAGATTTTTGCTATCGCCACGACTGCGCTTGTTCAGTTCGACACGATTTCTGTGACTCTCTCTACTGCCACGTTCTCGGCGAAGAAGTTGAAGGTGCTGGAGTTCTCTGGCACAGACTCGGTACCGAACGACGGTGCGACGTCGGCAAAGGACGATGCGTTTCCACGTACAGTCGTGTTCACGAACCTGGACTCGGGGTCGATTACACCGACAGACGCGGCTGGGATTGCGGTCGGTCATGTCGGAATAGAGTTCGGGCTCATCGATGAGGTGCTAAGTGCCAGTGCTAACTCTGCTCCCCCTGGATGGGTGGGAACGATGCGGGGCACGTTCCTTATCGGGGGCTTGACGGGGCTACATTCGCAAAGCGCAACTTGGACTAGCACGGGAGCGACGTCTAGCGGCCCGTTCGCGAACATCAGTGATCACTATTTCGGTTCCACGATTCGTGCATTCAAAGCGGCGGGTGGGCCTCCGCCCCCGCCAGGTTTCACGACACGCACGGGTGGTGTGCAGGTGGCGGGTCCCTAATGGCTTTTCCGACCACGGGAATCCTTGACGACTTCAACCGGGCGGACTCGCCACTTCCGACACTCAGCTCGTGGACCGCGAACATCTATCAAGGCTCGAACGACTTTCTTGAAATCTTCGGGAACCAGTGCAGGTGTGGGCAGCTTGCGTTCGGCAACGCCTTCTTCGACATAGGCCTCAACAACGACCAAGAGGTGTATTGCACGATTGCTGCGCTTGGTGCAGTGGGTGACGTGCTGGCTCTATACGCTCGCATTCAAAATCCTGGTGAACCTGATGCTTCTGCATGGATAGGGCAAGTGACGATTCGGGCGGGTGCGGACGAGTGGCAAATCTTCGAGATGCCGAACTCGACGACGTTCATTCAACGTGGTGGCACGGGCCTGAATGATCTGGCTGTTGGTGATGGAGTTGGCTTCTCCGTCATCGGTACGGACATCCGTCTCATGCAGCGTTCGGGAGGCGTCTGGGCCGACCGGGTGACGGCCGTGCAGAGTGAGCAACCAATGGGGTCCGTGATCGGGCTCGAACTCCAGAACACGGCTTGGGTGGTAGACGACTTCGGTGGTGGCTCGTTCGCCCCCGATGAGCCCGGCTTTAGCACTACAACCGGTGGGACGCAGGTGAGGAGCGGCTAATGCCCGCTGCCTGGCAAGCATCCGGAGTGTTGCTCGGGGCACTGACCACAGCGGACGTCACGCCTGTCAACCCGGCTCATGCCGTTGACGACATCCTGATTTGCATCACCGCGAACCGAGTGATCACGAACACCTGTCTCACCCCGTCTACCTGGACATTGCTGCACGGCCCGATCGACTCGACCGGCTGGCGCACGTACGTGTTTTACAGGCGAGCGACTGTCACTAACACGCCGAACCCGCTCTGCGACTGGACGGCGACGTCGGCAGACAAGTATGCGCAGGTCCACAGCGTTCGTGGTGCGATCAAGACGGGTTCTCCGTTCGCGGCCAGCAATCTTGTGTCCGATTTGACCGACCCGATCTCTAACGCGGCTGCTATTTCCTCGACGCTGGCGAATCAGCTGATCATCGTAGTCGGGATTGGCTCCGACAACGCTTCCGTCTCGGTCACGGTTACTGGCACTGATCCGGCGACGTACACACAACGACACTTTTCGACGATCGGCACGGGGGCCGACGCAACCGGCAGCTTCCACGATAAGAACAGGGTGACCGCGGGTGCAGTGGGGACCGTCGTTAACGACCATAACGCAACGATGCCTGCCATGTCACGATTCATCGCAGCGATGCTCGACGAACCTCCTCCCGCGCCCCGCGCACCGCAACCGATCATCTACTCGGACGCGCTGCAGCGCGCGTCCAGGTGGTAAATGGCTCGACTCGGTAGACAACGCCCCATCCGCGCTGTTGCCCGACGAGGGGCCGCTTCCGAAGCGGCGGCGGCGTTCTCGATCGATGCTGCCCCTGGTTCGTTCGTGCTCACCGGTCAGGTCGCGCGCGTAGTCGCCGGACGAGTCGGCAACGCTGCTCCTGGCACGTTCACGCTGACGGGTGCAGTCGCTGGCATTGTCGCCGGGCGGGTCGTCAACGCCGCCTCTTCGAGCTACGTCGTGACCGGGAGTTCGGCGGCTCTCGTTGCAGGACGAGTCGTCAACTCCGAACCCGGTGTGTTCGCGCTCACCGGGTTCGCTTCTATCTTGACGCACGGACTCACGCTCAATGCTGCGCCTCAGAGTTACGTCGTAACTGGGAGCACAGCAGGGACGGTCGCGGGGCGGGTTGTCAACGCTGCGCTCGGGGCGTTCGCGGTTGCTGGGCAGAGTGCGGCCACGGTCGCGGGGCGCGTGATCAACGCTGGCTCGGGAGCCTACGTCTTCACCGGTTTCCTAGTCCAACTCAATCGCGAGAAACCACTGAACGCCGCACCCGGCACGTTCACGGTCACCGGGCAGACCGCGGGCGCGCTCGCAGGGCGAGCGCTCAACGCCGCTCTGAGTTCGGTCGTGGTCACTGGCGTTGCGGCGACCTTCACGCGCGAGAAGGTCATGGTCGCCGCACCTGGCGTGTTCGTGCTCACAGGGCAGGTCGCAGCGATTGTGGCGGGCCGCACCGTCGCTGCTGCCCCCGGCTCACATGTTGTCAGCGGGGCTGCGGCGACGGCCGTTGCTGGTCGAATGTTGAACGCCGCTCCGGGCGCGTTCACACACACAGGCGCTCCGGCGGGAGTCGTCGCAGGCAGAGTCATCACCGGTTCTCTAGGGGCGTTCGTGCTCACAGGCTCGCTGGCTGCAACGTCTGCCGGGCGAGCGGTAAACGCTGCTCCCGCTAGCGTCGTGCTCACCGGACTCGACGTCACGCTCCTTGTCCGGCTGATCTTCAGGCTCGACGCCGCGCCGGGGTCGATCGCGCTCACCGGGGCAGCCGCATCCGCTGTCGCGGGCAGACAGATCAGCGCTGCGCCGGGGGCGTTCGCCTTCACGGGCGTGCAGGCTGGGACGCTCCGCGGGCGCGTTCTTAACGCCGGGGCGGTGAGCTACGTCGTCACCGGGTTCGCCTCGACGCTGACGCGCGGGCGAGCGATCAACGCTCAGTTCGGATCGGTCGTGGTGACCGGGGCGGTCGCGCGGACGATCACCACGAGGCAGCTGGTCGCCTCGGCGGGCGCATTTACGCTCACCGGGGTCGCGACCACGATGGACGTCTACGTCTTCTGGTTCGACCCGTACGCTCCCACCGCTCTCACCGCAACCCCCTCGACCACGGCCAGCGTCACCGCCAGTGCGCAAGTAGCAGGAACGCTCGGCGGGGGTCCCGCCACCACGGACAATGTTGGGGCGAGCCCGCAGGCCCCTACGACGATTCTCGCCACTCCCGCGACCACGGACAACCACTGATGTCCCCTCTAGCCGTTAGATTCCCGATTGGAAAGCCATGCCTTTGATCAGGAACAAGCAGAAGGCCCGCCAGTTCATAGACGCGATCGAGGAACCGCTGACGATGCGGCGCACCCGCGTTTCGAATGGTGAGATGGAGATCGAGATCGTGATCGTGGAGCCCACCGACGACCTGGCCGCGATCGTGGCGGCGGCGACGAAGAACGGCTTCATAGTGCGTTTCGACGGTCAGCGCATCGTCATCGAGGAACCGCCCACGAATCCGCTGCCACAAGAGGTCACACGAGAGGTGACACTGTGAACCGAGGACAGTTGAAGACACGCGTCTCGCGCATCACCGGGTTGCCGACCGGCACCTCGGACGACGAGGCTGAGGAGGCCGCGCTCCTTGACGAGCTTGCGAACGAGGCAGTGATCGACGTCCTCTCCCGCACAGCCATTCATGTTCGGCGCACGACAATCGTGCTCGCGGCAGACGAGGACGAGTTCGACATTGACGCAGCCGCGCTTCGCATCTGGAAGCTCAAGCGTGGAGACAACTGGCTGCAGGAGCAGTCCGTGGAGGATCTCGACCAGTACGGGTTCGCGTTCCCCGGCCACAACCGGATCATCCTCGGTGCTCCGGGCACAGGTGACTCACTGCTGGCCTGGTACGTACCTTTGCCGACCCCAATGACGGACAACGCTCACGATCCGGCAGTGGTGACGTACGGGCTGATTCCGGTGCAGTTCCACCGTGCGCTCCTCAACTACATGTGCTGGCACGCGTCCGACAAGGCGGGCGATCAGCAGACGCAGCGCGGTGAGCGCTACCGGGTTCTCTACGAGGGCAAGGACGGCATGGGTTCGCTCGACTCGGATCTTGGTCGAATCAAGTACGCGACGAACATGCGCGGCGGTGCTGTCCGCGTCACCCGTCATCGGGAGGTTTTGCGCTCAGACACGCGCCCGCAACATTGGACCGGGTGACGTGGCTGAGCTGATCTCGCTCCTGAAAGACGTTCGCGGTCTGTACGCCGACCGCTCTCGTGACCGGCTGCCCGAAGGGTCGGTCTGGGAGCTTCTCGACTATGTGCCCGAAGTCTTGCAGGCCGGTGTGCGCATGCGCGGAGCGTGGTTGTGGCAGTCGACTGCGCTCCCGAACATTCCGGACGGTCAGCTGTACGCGACTTACCGTGCGGGTGCGAAATTGCTGGTCGCTAACGGCACGAGCCTGCACGTCGTCCCAACAGACTCGATCGGCGCAACGCTAGTCGGGACGATTCCGGCCACCAAGCAGAACCCGGTCTTTCATCGTGACCGTGCGATCGTGCCCGCTGCGAATGGGACGAGTGCGATGCGCTTCATCACCTGGAACGGCACGATCTACACGCTCACCGACGCGCCCGTGTCAGCCTTGACCGGGAAGTACGCGACCGTCTGGAAAGACAGAGTTGTGGTCGGAGGTTCGGCCTCGTTCCCGTACCGAGTCGGCTACTCGAAGCCAGGCGACCCGACCGCTGCCTGGGACGCGATCTCAATCGTGGACACCGAAGACGACCTGACCGGTCTCGCGCGCATGCGCAACCAAGTGCTCGTGCTGCACGATTCTTCGGTCGAACGTTTGCGTGGAACGACACCCCCCGACTCGACACTCAGCGACCCGACCGGCGACCTGATTCGCGACACACTCGACGAGCGAGCCGGGTGCTATGACGCGCGCTCGATCGCATACTGGAAAGACAACGTGATCTTCTGCGACTCGCGCGGCATTCATCTCACCGATGGTGCGGCGGTGCGCAACCTGATCGCGCAGGCCGGAGTGATGAACCTCTGGATGGACAACTGGGAGCGTCCAATGGGCGCAGCGCCATTGACTGCTGGCGCGGCAGTGCACCACGACAACTACATCGTCACGCTCAGGCACACTGCGCAAACGCCTACCACGTTCGTCGTCAACCTTCCAACGCGTCGCGTGCACATGTTCACGAATTGCGACTCGACCTGTTGGGCGCACGCGTCGATCGCCACCGAGCGGTTGTTCGGAATCGACGTCGTTACCAAACGCGTGACAGACGCCACGCCGATGTTCGACCCGGATTCGACGATTCTGCAGACAGACGCGAACGGCGTCGACGTGTTGCCGGTGATCGGGACAGCCTGGTACCCGCTCTCGAAAGCACCGGGTTTCAAGCGAATCGAAGAACTGCATCTCTCCTACGAGGCGTATGTGAGTGTGGGTGACCCGGACGTGCTTCGCCTTGCGTACGTGAACGCGCCCAATGGGGCCAATCAGACGCTGGGTGAGTTCAAGTCGACGACGAAGTATGCGCGTAAGAAGATGCGGGTGGGCCGCCGCCTACCGGGTGTCGCGTTTCGGTTGACGCAGCTGGTCCCGACGAAAGACACGCGTCTGTACGACATTGCCCTGCGCGCGTACCCCGAAGAAAGCTCACATCTGTGAGCGAATTCTTCGAGTCGTTCGACGAAGCGCCGCACCCGCTCACTGACCGCGAGCGCAAGCTGTTGAAACGGATGTTCTCTGACTTTTTGGAGGTGCCTTCCGAGTGGCTCAACAGCTTGAAGGCAAAGCTGGAAAGCGACCCCCCGATTCTCGGCCAGGCGGCGCTCGGCGGCGCGATCACGTCCGGCTTCATCGTCGGCGAAGTTCGCTGGTGGCCGTTCGCAATCGCGCCGGACACGCACTGGGCGATGTGCGATGGGCAGGCGGTGTCGCGCACGCTCGGCACGTACAAGGCTTTGGCCGACAAGCTGATCCCGCTCGGGTTCCCTGCACCTTTCGGTCCTGGTGACGGCTCGACCACCTTCACGCTCCCGAACTTCAAGCGCCGCGTCCTGGTGCACCGCGATTCGGCTTACGTGCCGATGGACACGATCGGCGAGACAGGAGGGCTGGAGGATGTCACGCTCATCTTGAGTCAGGTCCCGCCGCATTCCCACAACCTTCTTCAGGACGCGGTCGACCCGCGACCGAAGATTCCGACCGCTCAGGGGACGCCAGGGTCGAACAACTGGTGCCTGACATTCACGAACTGGGACAACGTGACTCTCTTCAAGCCGCCGATGAGCGCTGGTCCTACAGATGCGCAGGGCGGCGGGGGGAGCCACACGAACCTTCAGCCCTACATGGTCTTGAACGCGATCATCTACCTCGGATAAGGGGTACTGATGCCTGACATCGTCCGTCATTCGATCTACACTCTCGCCTGATGGCCGTCATCATCCGGCCCCCAAAATCGCTGTTCGGGCCAGCCCCGAGAACGAACCCTCTGCTCACGCCCGACATTCGGCGCAGGCTGATGGGTATGTCGGGAGCTGTCGGAGGAGCCCCGCCCGCCCCCGACACGCCCGCCGGGGTTCCGGGAGCGCCGGGTCGCGCAGGGCGCTGGAACGTACCCGACTACGCCGCGCTGCTCTCGGGCGACCCGTCGCTGATGTCGGCGATGGCGCAGATCGCCGCTTCCGGTTCAGCTGCGGGCCGCGAGAAGACGGGTGCTGTTCGCCGGGCGGTCACCCAGTTCGGCGAGGTGCCGGGTGGCGCTCCGGTCGGGGACATCGACGAGGCGACCCGGCTCGCCGCAGCTCAGAATCCGCTTTCGACGGTGCGCCAGCTGAACGAGGCGCGTGGTCACAGTCGGGCGGATCTCGCTGCGGTGCTCGCCGGGCGTGGAATGCTCAGCTCGGGCGCATTGACCGGCGGTGAACAGCGGATCCAGCAGGGCTTCGAGCGCGGGCGCGGGACGGCGACACAGCAGCTGCTCGACGCGCTCGCCGGATACGAGACGTCGTTCGCGCAGGCGCAGCGCGAGCTTGCGCTCGCCGAGATGGAAGCGCGCGAGTCCGCGGCGGGTCGCGTCATGGGCACCTACTTGCCGTGGTGGGAGGAGTTGGGCGGGATGCCGCCGCCGCCCGGTGGTAGAACCGATACTGCTCCGGGATGGGGAGGCCAGCCGCCACCGCCGCCGGTACAGACTCCGTTTCTCACCCCGGAACAGCGGCGTCGGCTCGCGGAGCAGGCTGCGATTGCTCAGCGCGGTCGCGGCTTTCAGCGGGCGGTCTAAATGACGTACATGATGACGATTCCGCCGCCGTCGCCGACTCCGGCGCTGACGGTGATGAGAGGGGCGGACTACGCGAAGCAGCTTCGCGCCAAGCTGTCCGCCGCGGCGCGCGCGAAGCAGCCGCAAACGACCCGTGTCAACCCACGCACGGGCAAGCCGGAGGTTGTCGCCGGGGTGGACAACGACTTGCAGAAAGAAGCCGAGCTGATCGCGGCGGGGCTGCTCGACCCGCAGACGGCTGCGATTCAGCGTGCTATCGCTGCTAAGGAGCGTCAGGAGCTTGCGCGCGGGGAAGCGTTCAGGGGTGTCTCGGAGGCGCTGGGGCGTTACACGCAGGGGATCCCGGCTGGGATCGAGCGGGCATACCAGGGCGCGGCTGATCGGACGGCGGGGTACGCGGGCGGAATGACCGGCGCGCTCGCCGAGGCTGCGTCGAGTGCTGCTCAGGAGGCCGGACAGACGCTCGCCTCGATCGGACCTACCGGTGGGGGTGCCGTCCCGAGCGAGGGCGGTGCTATCGCGAACGTGACGAACTACCTGGGCGGCTTCCTGCCCGCCTCGAACCTCGCCGCTGAGGCTGCCTCGCGGCTTGCGGAAGCCTCGACGATGCGCGCGGCCGGTGGTGCCCGGCTCGCGGAGGAGGCGCTCGCTTCGATGCGCGCGACGCGCGAGGAGACGGAGGAGCTTCGGATGCGCGGTCTTGACCTGGAGAACACGCGCCCGGCTCAGGTGCAGAAGGCACTTGCAGAATTGCGTGGCGAGTCGCGCGAGGAGCGTGAGTTGGCGTTGCAGGAGCGCGCGTTCCAGGTGCAGGTCGGAGAGCTTCAGCTGGCGCGCGCGAAGACCGCGTTCGACCAGGCCGAGGCGATGACGAACCTGACCGGCTACATCCACGTTGTCAAGAAGGGCAAGGTGGTGCGGACGAAGGAGATCGCGAGCGGCTCGGAGGCGTTCACGAAGGCGCAGACGGCAGCCGGTGCGGCCGAGCGTGCAGCGGCGACGAACGCGCGCATCACCGCTCAGAACGCGATCTCGAACACGTTCCGGCAGGCGGGGCTCGACATCAGCGCGGCGAACCTGAAGATCGCCGTCGACCGTGAGACGCGGCTGAAGAAGGGCAAGGGCAAGGGTGGCTTCACGGACAAGCAGAAGCAAGACTGGACGGGCAAGGCCAGGCTGTGGCTGAGCTTCGCGATCGAAAAGGGGAAAGAGCCGAAGACTGTGATCTCTCGCGCGATGGAGGAGGGTGTCCCCTACTCGATCGCGTTTCGCGTGATCAAGAACGCGGTCGCGAACGCGCGCAAGCAGAAGAACCACCCACTGAACAAGTCGCCGTTCTGGGCCGAGTGGCAGTGGGCTGCCGATCACTGGGGTAAGTAATGGCGCTCAAGAGCGAGCGTGAGCGTGAGCGCGTAAAGAAGCGCGTCAAGCCGCCGCCCGACACTCGTGCGAAACGGCAGGCGGTGATCTTCGGCGCGAACATGTCCTCGTTCGTCCCGGCCGCACTCGTGAAACCGCCGCCTCGCGCCAAGCCGAAGGCGGGTGGTCGCCCGAGCGCGCAAGAGCACTACAAGCGAGAGGTCGAGCTTGAGCGGAAGCGCTTCGAACTGGCGAAGGCTGCACCTGTCTCCGCGACGGCGAGATTGAAGCTGCGCGAGACGGAGACGGCCGCTGAACGACGCGTGCGCATACCACCTCCCCCGCGTCCGAAGCCAAGTCGGCCGGTCGCACGCGGCCGGACCGCCGGGAAAGCTGGGATCCCGACGTCAGCACCGCTTCCGTATGTCGACCCTGATCCGCCTCCAAAGCTGATCGACTCGAAGGAGCTTCTGCAGGAGCACGGCTTCGAGTACGGCTCGTACCTCGAAATGCAGCAGCGGGAGGAGATGCGGCAGTGGCACGAGCGCCGCGGCGGGCAGCTGACCCGAGTTGACTTCACTCCGCGTGCGCAAACGAAGAAGGAGCTGCAGGAGGTTGCGGAGCGAGCGCTCGAAACGAAGCTCGCAGAGACGGGTATCTTCGAGCTTGCCGAAGGCGAAGGGAGCCGGGGCCAGCGACTGCTGGCCAGCCTGGGCCGCAACTTCGTCATCGGTCCTGATCTTGCGAACGCGCTGCGCGGGGAGGACTTCGACAAGAAGTGGCTGGTCGCCGACATGGCGATGCTTCCCTTCCTGTTCGGGAAGCCGGTGCGGGCGGGACGCGCTCTGCTCGCCTCGAAGTTGGCAGCGCGATCCGTGCCCGAAGCCGAGCGCGCAGCGGTGTTCAAGCGTACGTTCGACGAGACGATGGAAGGCCCGACGTTCTTCGGACAGTTGATCCGGCAGGCTCGTAAGAACAAGGCGCTGAACGTGCCGGAGCGCGCCGAGCTACACGCGGCGGTCGACGCGCTCATGGAAGACGAGGCGATTGCGAAGCTGGCGAAGGATCGGTTGGACACAACCGTCCACCTGATGACCAGGGCAACTCCAGCCGGAGAGCGCGCGAGAGCTGTCAGGGAGGCTTACGGTGGCTTGCTCGAAGACGTGCGCGCCGCCCCCGAGCCGTCCTTGGGAGCCGCCGAGTCGCCGCCAAGGCCCCCCGGAGAGCCCCCGTTGGCTCCTGCTGCCCCGGAAGAGCCGCCGCGACCTCCGACTCCCGAGGACGCCGCCGCGATCGTCAGGAAGGCTGTGCGTGGCTCAGCCGAGGCTCGGAAGCAGCAGCGCTACATGCGATTGGAGGAGGCGGCTCGCCGGGCCACCGCGGGCGAGGAGGCGATGCTCGGCTTGGAAGGAGAGATGGCGATCCGCGCGGCGAAGAAGGCGCTGGGCGGGAAGATGCCGCAGGTCTACTTTGGGGGCCTGCGCGACCTCGACGACGAGACGTTTCGGCTGATGGCCGAGCACATCACCGGGCACCCGGGGCTCACTGGCATGTACGACAAAATCAACGCGCACGATGGACTCAGGAAGATGATCAAGGGTGAGGTGCCGCAGCCGCACGAGGTCACGCTGCTCAACAGGGCGTTCGGGAAAGAGACCGTCGACTCATTACGTAAAGAGCGGAGCAACCTGCGCAAACTCGCCAGCGCCGGGATCCAGTTGTACCACCTGCCGCGCACGATGATGTCGACACTCGACTTGTCGTTCGGCGCACGGCAGTCGCTCGTACCGATGCCGCGACACCCGCGCATGTTCGTTCGCAACTGGATGAAAATGCACAGGCAGTTCGGAAGCCAGAGCTTCTTTGAGATGACGGCGCGAGAGATCGTCGAAGACCCGCTCTACCCGTTGTACAAGAGAATGGGCATTGCGTTCACCGATCTCGGCGACAACATCATCATGCGCGACGAGCAGGTGATCTCGCCTCTCCCCGAGAAGCTGCCGGGCGTGCTGGGAGCACCGTTCCGGGCGTCGGCGCGGGCGTACACGGGCATGGGCAACACGCAGCGCAGGGACTTGGCGCGCGCGGGTCTTGACCGGCTGCAGCGTTATCTCGATAAGCGGGGCTACACGATCGACGACTACCCCGACATCGACCACGCGCTGGAAAGTTTGGGCAGGCTTGTCAACTCGTCGACCGGTCGTGGCGGCGCGAAGCACAAGGCGACCGAAGAGGCGCTGAAGTTCTTGCAGTACAGCTTCTTTTCGCCACGTCTGCTCAAGTCGCGGCTCGACTTCATGAATCCGCTCTGGTACATGAGCCTTCACCCAGTCGCACGGCGGGAGGCAGCCGAGCAATTCTGGGCGATGACCGCGATGCTCGGGTTCATACTCGGCACGGCGAAGATGGCCGGGGCGAGTGTCGGCATCGACCCGCGCGACTCTGACTTCGCGAGGATCAAGATCGGCGACACACGCATCGACATCCTCGGCGGCTTCCAGCCGGTGATGCGCTACACCTCGCAAATCTTCTGGCAGAACAAGATGGCAATCGCGCAGCTGCGAGATGAAAACTGGGAACTGAAGTACGAGCACTGGCAGGATCCAGGCAGTACGTTCCTTCGCTTCATCCGCTCAAAGCTCGCGCCGATGCCATCGGCGATCGTCGACACGCAAATGGGTAAGGACTTCGTTGGTGAGCCGGTGAACGTGATCAGGACGGCGTACACGCGCATGATCCCGATCCTCGCAACCGACCTGATCGACCTCCACAGGAACGGCTACCCGAAAGAGACACTGCTGCCCTATCCGCTCGCACTCTACGGCGTCAGCGTGAGCACGTACGAGCGCTCCAAGACAGAACGGGAACGAGCGGAGAAGACCGAATTCGAAGAGTGGCAGAAGGAACGGTCGGTCGACACCGAGTTCGAGGAGTGGAAGAAGGGGCGGTGAGGTGGCGACGATCGAGCAGCAAGCGGCGAAAGCGGCACGACAGGCAGGCGTCGACCCGCGTCTGTTCATCGCGCTGATCACACGCGGCGAGCGCTCGCACAAAGGCTGGCAAACCTCACCGATGGGCGCTAGCGGTCCGGCGCAGCTGATGCCGGGCACGGCTGCGAGCCTGGCGAAGAAGTACAAGATCGACACGAGCACACGCTTCGGGAATCTGCTCGGCGGCGCGTACTACCTGGCCGAACAGTTGCGCACGTTCAAGGGCAACAAGCGGCTGGCGGTGGCCGCGTACAACGCCGGACCTGGGAGCGTGCAGAAGTACGGGGGCGTGCCACCGTTCGCGGAGACGCAACGTTACGTGGAGAACATCTTTGGCGCGCTGGGCAAGGTGAAGGTGCCGGGTGCGACGGGGAAACCGCCACCCGCGCTCTCAGGGCCGCTCCCTCTGCCGCCGGGCACGCCGAGCCTGACCGGTGCACCCGTCATGCCGGGCATGGGCGTGCACGCGACGGCGCTCTCGAACCTAGGCCGGATCGCGGCGGGCGAGAAGCCGACCGACATGCTCACCGAGCTGGTCATGGCAACTCGCATGCCCGCGCCTACGCCCGCGCCGTCAGGTGTGGAGCTTGTCGACCCGCAAGGGAAGAAGGTGACGCGCGCGGTGAAGGTGGCTGACCCCGGCGGTGGTTGGGGTGGCACGTATGACCCTGCGACTGTACTGGCGAACGTCGGGCGCGAGCACGGGCTGACCGCAACCTCGGAGAAACGCGACCGCAAGACGACCGCGTCCGGCGGGGTGAGCGATCACTGGACGGGCTCGAAGGACGCCTACGCGTACGACCTCGGCGGGAGTGTGTCGTCGATGGACAGAGCAGCGATGGCGATCGCGCGCAGGCTCGGAGTGAAGTACAACGGCAGGGGGCCGCTTGTGCTCACGAAGACGATCGGCGGGATCCGCTACCAGGTGTTGTACCGGACGGACGTGGGCGGCAATCACTTCGATCACATCCACGTCGGCACGAGACGTGTCAAGTAAAAAGTTTTTGCAGGGACTTCGTGTGCAAACACCCTGCACGCGAGCGAGCGAACGTGATCGGTGCGAAACACGTTTGATAAAATGTGTGTGCACGACACGTTCCTTGACAACCGAGCGCGCTGGACAGAAGGAGGTCATCCCATGCCTACGTGCAACACCTGTGAGCGTACGTTCGCGACCGCGGACATGCGACGCGTCCGCAACAACGGCGGCTACGTGTGCAAAGACAAGCTCAGTTGCGAACGAACTCAGAAGCAGCTGCAGATGAACGAGCGGCTGTACTCGGAGCTTGACCGGCTGGACGGTCACTGGGAGGCGCTACGGCAAGCGTACGTCGCGCGGGACGCGATGCACGTTCTGTCGATGCTTCGTGTCTTCCACGAGACGACCGCCGATCTCATCATCGAGACGGTGCAGAGCATCGCGAAGAACAACGGCAAGCACTACACGCAGAAGGAGATCGCGCAGGCGCTCGACATTCCGGTGTCGGCGCTCCGCGGCTTGAAGCAGTCCGTTAGATAAAGGAACGGCCCCGCTTAGCGGCCCGATCCTAGCGGGGCCGTTCCACCTAACCCACCTACAACAACAAGTCTAGCGCGCTCGGTCGGACCTTACGTTCCCCAGTACTCCTCTGGTGAGACGGTGCCCCAGTACCCCTCGGGATCACTTGTCCCCCAGTATCCGCTTGGAGCACTCACCGGATCACTCGTCCCCCAGAACTCGGCGCTCGCGGCGGGTGCTACACCGCCAGCCAGCGTCATGGTCGCAAGCAGAATCGCGATTCGCTTTCTCAATTCGTTCACCCCCTCTCAGAGATCAGCAAGGTAGCACGGTCTCTAGCGTGTCTTACGCTCGCGGGTAGCGAGCACTCTTTTTCTGTTCACAGATATGACAACCTCGCATGTCGAGCCAGTCCGTAATCTCGTACCAAGCCCAGTCCGGCCAGTGGCCGTGCAGCAGCCGGTGAAACAGCCCGCGCCTCACCTCGACGCCGCCATCAGATCCTGAACGAACTCATCTCTGTTTTGAATGACCCAGGCGAGCCCAGTGGCGACCGCGTGGTAGCGCCGCAGGCGGCTCGACTCGTCCTCGAAACCGAGGATGATCGCGAGGTCGTCCGCCCAGCCGTCGAGGACGTCTGCGCCGATCTCCGCATCCGCCGGAACCTTCAGTGTCCACTCGGTCGTCTTGCGCGCCTCACCCGGCGGGATGGTTGTCTTCTTCCGCTTCGAGTGTCCGCACGTCGGGCAGATTTCCTGGATCTCCGGTGTCGTTGGGATGATCGTGTGACCTTGTGCACCGGGCGGCTGCGGGTCGAGCGGACCGACGCGGTGCCAAACGTTTGCTTCGACGTTCGTCTCGTAACCCGCAATGTTGGGAGTGCTGGGAATACGCTCCTCCCAGTAGAAGACGCCACCCGAGAAGACAATGCGCGCCTTATGTCCTCCGATCGGCGACGAGCAATCATCGTGATGTTGGAAGCAGAGACCGGAGCGGTTGCCGACGATCGTGCCGTCCGGCAGCTGCACCCAGTCCTGCGGCTGGTTGCGCAGGAACGAGCGCGGCCACATGTGATGCGCGTGGATTGCTGCGAGCCTACAACCGGGCACCCAACAGCGCATACCGACGTCATACGGCTTGCCTTCGTAGCCTCGGATTCCGAACTCATCTGAGGGGAGCAGCGTCACAGACCTAGCGCCTTGCGCAACTGCTCGTACTCGCTGATCTTCGTGAACATCCGCTCGACCGAGCGGTACTTCCCACCGTTGCGTCGGGCGTACTGGATCGCCGCGCACGCAATGTCCGCCGCGTCGAGCAGTTGCCCCAGTTGTTCGAGCGTGAGCTTCGCGTATTTGCGCTTCATCAGTAGTTCTTCCACTCGACGTCGACCGGCCAGCCACGATCACGTTTCTCCTTCGCCACCTGCTCCGGCGTCAAGATCGGACCGCGGTTCGCGAAGGCAAGCTCGCGCTGGTAGATGAGCAGATCGTGTCCTGGCGGATTCCACAGACCGTGACTGATGAGACTGCGCACTTGCCCTGCGGTCAATCCGTCACTCATCCGCACACTCCTCGTGCACCCAGTCGCCGTTCTCGTTCGTGGCGATCAAATCACCTTCCTCGATCCACTCGCCGCAAACAGAGCACTTCGAGCGATACGTGGCTTCAAGCGGTGACATCAGAACGGTGCCTTGTCACCGAAACTCTCCTTCAATTGCCGCGCCTCTTCGACCCCGAGAAGCACAGGCTGCGCTATCTCGCGCTCATGTGCCCAGGCGACGCAGAACTTGCGGAAGCCACAAAAGTTGCACGCGGGTCCACCTTTGTAGTCCATGAACGTTCCCGTCGTCGGCCAGGGCTCGTCCGGGCCGAAGCGGAGGAAGTACCACTCGACCTGCGCTGCGAAGTCACGCAGCACCTTCTCGACGTGCTCGCGCTGCGCCTCGTGCGGCGAGACGATCATGTCCGGCGACTCCTTCGGGGTCGCAATCGAAGGTGTCTTCGCGCGCGAGACCGAGTGGAAGTGCGTCGGCTTCTGCAGCGCGTACGTGTAGAGCGTCCCCTGAAAGCGCCAGTTCGCGTCCGGCTTGCGCTGCACCTGCTTGCCGGTCTTGACGTCATCGACGTTCAGCTCCTCCTCCCAATCCACGTAGCCGATGAACGGCACCGGTACGCCGGGGATCACGATCTCAATGCGACGCTCGACCGCGATCGGCTGGACGCGCGGCGAGACGACAGAGTGGTACGCCTGCGTGACACGCTCGCCGTCGCGGCGCACCTCTTCCGGCTTCTTGTCCCAGCGGATCTCGTCAACACCGCCGTCCTTCTCGACCGCGGTGGGCCAAGCTTTGTCGTGGAAGTACTCGACCACCTGCGGCACCGGCAGGTCCTCGTGTGACTCGATTTTCTGTTGGTGCGAGAAGCCGACCGCGGCGTGCACTGCGGAGCCGAGCGTGAGCGCCTCACCCGGACGCTCCTTGCGACCAAGGATGTAGCGCTGTCGGTACTGCTCGGGGCAAATGCGCAGCATGCGAATCGAAGAAGCGCTGAAGTGCTGAATGTAACCATCGACCCAGCCTTGCACCGGCTCGGGCTCGGGCTTCCAGACTTCAGGTGCGGGCGGCAAGACGAAGGGCTGGTTGCTCACAATGCATCACCGATTTCGAGCCAGGCGTCCCATTCGGCTGGTCCGTACACCGTTGACGGTTGATATGACGACTCGAAGGACAACGGGTAGTGGCCCGGCTCGGGAATTCCCCCGGCGATGGCATCAGCACCGCCGTCCGCGAGCATCCGACCGACGTGGCAAGTGAATTCTTCGCGCCAGTCGTCGCGCGCGTCGCCGAGAAACGACGAGATGCGTTCGCGGGGACAAGAGGAAGGATGTTCGACCTCCCAGTCCTTCTCGCCGTCGTTGAGCGTCACAACGAGATAGTGCGTTGTGTCGTCGCTCATGTGAGCCTCTGTTCGAGTCGGTACTCGGCACCGCGCACGACGTGATCGAGACCATCGACGACGGGCAGCTGCGAGTAGGAGATGCGACGGAAGAGTGCGTGATGGGCGACGGACTCGGCGTCACGCAGAACGTCCGCGTCGACCTGCCCTTGCTCGTAGACCTTGACGAGACCGGTCTGCATGCCGACGAACACGCCGAACTCTTCCGGCGGGGGCCACGGCCCTATCCAGCCGCAGTGATACATGCCGCTCTCGAAAAGGTCGGACACGAAGCGCAACATCGGTGTGTTCATGAGATTGGCTCCTCCTGCTGTTGTTCTTCGCGAACGGCGGCGATGATCTCTGACGCTTCGTCGTGGCGACCGAGCTTCTCCAATTCGGACGCCAGCTTCAGGCGCGCGACCCGAGTTTGGGACACAGCAAACTCGACACGGGACTCGGCGAGCGCACTTTCGTAAGCGGCGAGTGCCATGTCGAACAGTTGCTTAGAGCGACTCACGGAACCACCTTCCGCATGCGCAGGTAGTAGCGCAAAAAGGCGCGGCCGAGCGGGTCGTAACGGTACGGCCACAAAAATGTCACGCGGTCGAGGATGACCTCACGCATACCGACCGCGCGCAATGGTTTCACCTCGAACGTTTCCCATTCTCCCGATGGTGTCGCGTTCGATGCGCCCCACATGCGAGCCTTGCTCATGTCGCTGTCCATGGTTCCCTCGGGTCAGTGATTTCCCACAGGTGGAAGACGTGATCTTGCGCCTCGACGTTCACGTAGTTCTCGGGCGGCGGCAGCAGGATCCCGAAGCAGAGACCGTTCGAGAGCAGCCAATAGCGCGCAGCCTTCATCTCGTCCCAAGTCGGATGACGATCCGGGTGCGAGATCGAGAGGTGCCAGAGCCACTCGCCATTCTTGCCTGCGCGCTCGTACCCGAGCAGGATCTTGCACTCGCCCATCACGAACGTCTTGAACGAGCGCACGTTCTCCAGGCCCGCGTCGCGGTCGAGTGCAGCCATGATGCGAGGGTCGTTCTTGACCTGCATCGGTGTCGGTGGCTGGCCGTGCTCCCAAGTGCCGGGAACTTCGCGAGGCATCAGGCTTGCTCCGACAGGTGTCGTTCGCAGTACCACTCGGCGCGATGTTCGACCGCATTCCAGCGACCGACCGTTTCGCGAGAGCGACACTGTCCTCGACCGTCCTCGTAGTGACAGCGCCAACGGTACACCGATTTGAACCAGACATCACGCTGTGCCGCGGGCACGAGCCGGATTGGGTCGGGGTTCATTTGCAGTAGACGATCATGTCCCATCAGCGTCGCTCCTCGAACACGCACTCGATCTCGCGCATGTCGATCGTCACCTCGGGCAAGGGAATCCCGGCGTACAGCTGCCTACAAGTGAGAAGCTCTGCCCCGCCGTTCAATACTTGTTCCCACGCCTCGACGATGTTGCTTCGGAAGTCATCGACGTAGATCACCGCACCGGTCTTCATGATGATTTTGGTGGGCATCACGTTCGCCAGTCGTCTGGGGTGTCGGGTAGTCCCCAGTGATCGGCACGGTGGTCGCGCACGAGAGCGAGCATGCGCGGCCCCATCATCTTGTCGTTCGGCCACGTTTCCTTCGCCCACAGCATGATCGCGGCGTCGTAGATTGCGTTCATCGCCGCCTCGACCATTAGCTGCGCGTGCTCGCGCGCCTCCATCGGCGAGCATTGCCACTTCGAGATGATCTCGCCGTTCTCTCCGAGCATTCGGCACTGCACGATCGGCACGCCTGCGAGCGTTACGATTCCTTGCACTTCGAGCCTGCTCTGCTTCACGGTCATGGGTTCATTCCGGTCGCCAGGGTTGCGAGTTGTGCCTGATCGCGTCGAACAGATGCGCGGCGATCCCCTTCTGAACCCACGGGAACGCGGACGTGCACCGGTAGTACAGGTCTGACCCGGCCTCCTCCGTGTTGCCGGTCGGGAATGTGATCGCGGCGATCACCATCACCTCTTCGATGCGCGCACCCTCCGGCAACCGGTTGACCATCAGCTGGTCCATGAGCGCCATCGCTTCGCGCCCGACTTCGGCGGGGTCGATGCCGGTCATGCCCGGTCCACCGTGATCACGATCTTCTCGCCCGTCCCGAGGCCGCTGACAAGTATGGTCGGGCGATAGTTGCCGTCCTGGTCGACGACAGTCTCCGCGTAGATGTTGAAGCCGGACTCGGGCGCTTTCAGCAGCGCGCCGACGACGAAGCCCGTGATCAGAGCTTGGAAGTCGGTCATGTCGTCGTCGCTCATGTCGGCACCCCGATCGGAGATGGTGGGTAGTCGTCCTCCAGCTCTGTCGCTAGGAGCGCATCGCCCCACAGGTCGAGCAGAACTGGGGACGGAAAGTTCTCGGGAAGGGCGTCCCGTTCGGCAAGCGCTGCGCTGAGGTAGCCGACCGCTCGACGCGCGTGCGCGCCGGACACGTACCACTCAGCGCGACCGGTGTCCTCTTGTGCGCTGTTCATGCCGAGATCATCGCCAGCACTACCCAGACAAGAAGCCCTGCGATCCAGACGAAAGCGAAGATCCAGTCGTGACGCTGACCCCCCATCACGCGTAGTCACCCCTCGGACACCCGATCGCGTGCTGACCGCTGAAGCCGCAGTCCGGGCATGGGGTGATGCCGTCCCACGTCCTCGCCTCGTCGGGCTGCGTGCCGGGAGCCGTCTGGACTGGAGCGTCGTCGCGCGGACGGAGATTCGGAACGCGAGGTTGTCCTTCTGATGACGAGAACGGCTGCACGCCGAAGCGCAGCGGCCCGTACACGTAGTACGCCATCCACGTTTCGGCCGCAGCGATCAGACCTTGTGGATTCCGCTGCTCCTCGGGGAGCGCGGAGAGCATCATGGTCGCGCACTTGGAGGCGCACTGACGCATGATGTTCACGTCCCTCTCGTAGCCCGAGATCCCCGGCTGCGGAGCGTTCAGCATTTGGGTCGGCGGTGCAGCTTGCTGCGGTTGTTGCGCAGGCTGTGAGTACGCCGGGCCGGGTGGCTGATTCTGCGCCATGTGCTGTGGCGACGGCTGCACGCCGGGCGCGTAGCCCTGCGGAGCAATCGCGTTCAGGTAGCGGTTCAGGTACGGCTGCCCCGTGTGCGGGTTGATCTCAGCCGAGTTTTGCTCGCGCACGTTCGCGCTGACCGGCTGCTGCATCAGCGACATCCCAGCCTGGATCACCTCGGGCTTCTTCGTGTCCGCCTTGTACGGGTACTGTCTGCCCTGCTCCTGAATCAGGAACCGCATCCAGCCTGCGTTGCGCGCCTCGACGCCGATGAGTATGCCGTGCACGTCCCTGTCGACGGGCGCGGCCGGGGCTTGGTAGCCCTGCTGCGGGTAGCTCATGTCTCCTCCTGGGTCAAACGATCAACAGAACGATGTTCGCATCGTAGCGGTTCGTTCGGACGATATCAACTGGGTTCGCCTGCGGGCCAGCGCTTCGGCCGGTTCTCGTACTCCTCCATCCACGGCTTCCACTTCGGGCACTCGCGCTGGTGGATCGTGCGAAAGACACCGCGGTCCTTGATCGTCGTGCCCTTGAAGCGAGGGCAGATGCAGAGCCCCTGTTCCAGCCGCCCGGCGACCTCCTGCTCGTGCGCCTTCTCCTCGCCCATCAGGCGCGCGTACTCGCCACGCTGCCAGTCGATGTCGCGGGTCGAGTCCGGCGTGAGCTTGCGACGTCTCATGTTTCTGTCAGCCCCGTGGTTAGAGTCACCGCGAACGGCTTGCGGACCCCGAATCTGTCTCGGCGGCGGACGGCCAAGCTGATCTCAAGGATCCACGTACCACCGTAGACCTGGAACACGAAGCCGCCGTCACGATGCCGCCAGGCGCTCACAGGAAGCCCAGCACGCGTCCAGACGACGCACGGGCGATCGTGAGGACAGTCGAGACCGCCGAAGCGCTCAATCCGCAGCCCTTCGTCGATTCGGGCGGTCTTGTGCCAGCGCTCATAGACACGCAGATGTTGCCCTTCGCGCTCGACTTTCAGCCTGCCGCCGAGGATGATCACAGCCGGTCACCCACCACGATCCCGAGCAGCGTGCAGAGGAGCACGAGCGGCAAACCCCAGAGCCCGAGCGTTGCCAGGATCATCGTGCCCCCGACGATGCCGAAGATCAGCCCGAGCGCGAGGCTCGCCTCGGGGTTCACGAAATCACCAGCTGACCGGGGATCACGTCGGCAGTCATCCAGCCGAGCTTCCCGCCCTCGACGCAGAGCGGGTGAGCGAGCGCTCCTGTCTCCTCCTTCAGCGCGACCGCGTTTGCGCCGCCGCTCTTGCGAGGCTTCACCCAGCCGGTGATGCCTCGGTAGGCCTTCGCAGGCTGTTCGATCGGCTGGTCGCAGAACGCACAGATCGTTTTCAATGGAAAACGCTCCTTTCAGTTGACGTTGATCTCGTTCACCTTCGAGCCGCAGGCGTGGCAGCGGCCGGAGATTTCGCCGATGTTCGTCGAGTCGCAGACCGGGCACGAGGCGAGGACCGTAACGACATCGTCTGACAGATCAGGCCCAGGTCCCGACTGCTCAGGATCCAGGTCCCGACTGTCCAGGTCCCGTCCAGGTCCCGACTGCTTAGATCCAGGTCCTGATTCCCCGAAACCAGGTCCCGACTGGGCCAGCAAATCTCCCTGCAAATATCCAGATCCTGTCATCCCGTCTGGTGTACGCGCGCGCGCGTTGTCTAGAGGGCTATGAGGTGTGAAAGGTAAGGGGTCCTCTGCTTCAAGGTGAAACGGCGCTGCGTTCGTGAGCGAGATCATCCAGCGCTCGATCTTGCCCTCTTCGTCCTTCTCGGGGAACGCTCGCAGCCAGCCGCGGTCTTTCATCTCCGTCCGCAGGTTCCGAATTGTCTTCGGCTTCAAGCCGGTCTCTCTGATGACATCGGCGTCGAGCTTGTCCGACTCGCAGATCCCGCCGCTCTCGCGCAGGATGCGCAGGATCTCCCCGCGGGCCATCTCGCTGTTCGAGTCGAACGTCTTGCGGTCGATCATGGTGACCAGGTCGTCCAGGTCGATCAGCGAATTCCCGGCCTCGACTGCGCGCACAACGGTGGCGTTCCAGCCGTTGTACTCGACGCCGACGAGCTTGAAGCGCCTACCCGACTCAGCTAGGGGTACGCGGTTGCCCTTGATCGCGCGGACGTGCACGACGCCGTCGAAGTCCTGGGCGACGCCGAGCACCGCGCGCGAAACACCCACCCAGCCGGTCGCCCCGAGGATCCGGCCGAGGAAGTTGCCGCGACCCTCCTTCGTCGAGACGTGTCGGATTCCGAGCATCGGTACGTCGAGAGCTGCGGCCACCTGAAGGAGCGGCTGCAGCGCTTCTCGCACCTCCTCCTCAACCGAGGAGTTTGTCTTTTCGATGTGGTTCGACATCGGGTCGATCACGACGAGGCCGACGTTGCCCTCGGCCTTGATTCGATCGTGCAACCAGTCCGTGTCTCGGGGCAGACGAAAGTCGTTCGGGACGAGCGCCACCTTCGTGATGTCCGCTCCGGCAACGTCGAGTCTCGGGCGTAGGTCGCGGGCAGCATCTTCCTCGCTCGACAACCAGAGCGCTCGCCTCGGCGTGCCGTACATCTCTCCGGTCGTGCAGCGCGCGATCCAGCGTGTGCACAGCGCGCCCTTGCCGACGCCAGGCTTGCCTGCGACGAGGTGGAACATCGCCGCCTGCAGCAGCGGGTACTCGACAAACTTCGGCTCGATCGGCTCGATCGTCGACATGTACACGAGCGGCTTGTCGTAGAAGCCCGGCTGCCCGTTCGGTGACTCTTCGTAGCCACCCCAGCTGGCGGGTGGGCCTGTCACTTGCGAACGTCGTTAAAGTCGTCGAGCGAGTAACGATCATCGGCTGTACGCCGTCTGAGTCCAAAGCGCTCGGCTTGGTCGGGGCGTAGCACTCGCCACGGGACGCGCTCGTCGCGCAGGAGCGCCTGGCAAAGCTCGATCGTCGGCGCGAGCATCACTGCTTTCCAGCCGCGGTTTGCCTCGTGGTCCAGGGGTGGCGGGCGGTGCGCTTCGGCGTCGAGCGCGAGGTACTCGTCGATGTCCATGCCGATCACCCGCGATATGTGCTCGCGAAGTTGATCTGGCGGGGAGTGACGGGTAGTGTCCGGTTCACCGTTCACGAGAGAGAACGGAACTCTACGCCTGATCGCTCGACGCCGCAAGGCCAGAGCGGCCTCTGGCGAGAGGCGTTTGAGGGGCGTCGGGGCACCCGGCGCCCTTCGCGTCTCGTCCGTTGGATCGCGTATCCTCCGTTGCGGGTACCCGACCTCTCTTGAATTGAAGGAGGGCCACAGTGGCAGACAAGAAGAAAGAGACGCCTGGCTCGACGCCGTCCGTTGCGGCCGAGCGCATCTCTCCCGCTGATACCGAGGCACTGGCGAAGGCGGGCCAGTCCCCGGCCGACCTCGAACTGCGCTTGCCGCAGACGGCGACAGGCGAGTCTCGGATCGTCAAAGCGCGTCCCGAGATGCCGACAGCGGCTCAGATCGAGGACTCGACGACCGAGATCGCGGGACCGCCCGACGTGTCGGTCACGGTGACCGATTCGGACGGTAACGAAGTCAGCACGCGCGTCCGGCCGGACGACGCGGCTCGGCTCTCGCAGGTGACGGCCTCGCAGCAGGCCACCCATCCCGCGAACACGGGCAAGGGGCATTGGTCAAATCCGAACCTCACGGAGATGACCGAGGAGGAGAAGGAGGCGGACGCGAAAGCCTACGCGGCTCGCGTCAGCTGACGCTCTACGCTAGACTCTCGTGTAGGGGATGACTGACGGTTGAAAAGGGGAGGGGCTTCGGCTTCTCCCCTCCGTCTTTCTCGGGCGCTAGAATCTCCGGCTGACGTTTAGTTCAACCGACGTCATCCCCGGAGGAGAAAACCGATGCCGTACCTCGATTCGGCTGCTCGCCGGGAGCAGTGGCGTCGTTGGAACGAGCAGAATCGAGCGAAGCGATCGAGGATGGATCGCTCGCTCCGAGGACGCATTCAAGAATTGAAAGGACGCGTCTGCATGCAGTGTGGCTTTGAGGCTGTCACGCCACAGCAGTTGCACTGGCATCACCGCGATCCGAGCACAAAGGCCTTCAATGTGTCGCGGTGGACAGGTTCACCCGATAATCCTCGTTTACTCGCGGAGATCGCGAAGTGCGACGTGCTTTGCGCGAACTGCCACGCGCTGGAACATCACGGGTGACTGACTTGGGGGGCCGTGAGGCCCCCCTCGTCTTTCTACGTGACGTTGACCCACCTCGTGCAGGTCAAGAGAAGGTGGTCGTAGTCGCCGGACGTGGCTTCTGCCATGAACTCGCCGACGATGGTGCTTGTCTCTTCCGGGTTCTTGCCCAAGTCGTTGCGCAGGTGGCGCTTCAACTCGCGCGTCACTGCGCCGAGCAAGACCATCGCGTTGCCGTCCCGGCCGATCAATTCGACCTCGACGTCGTATCGCGGTGATGTGATTTCCATGTTGTGCCTCCTTGTTGGGGTTGACTGACGAGCGCGTTAGGCGCTCGTTTTCTTCTTCAGTCGTCGTCGTTGTGCGTAGTTCCCGCCGTCGAGGAAGCGCCACGGAACCACGATGTTGCTTGCGTTGATCCGGCCGACTTCGCGCAGCAGTTGCACTCGCAGAGCGACCTTGTCTGCATCCCACACGCGCCCGTGCGCTAGCTCGGCGGTGGGTTGTGGGAAGTCGCCTGCGCGGAGCAGGCGGTAGACCTGCATTCGGTTGAGGCCGAATTTCTCTTCGATCTCGGCTGCGCCGACGAGCGCCTTTGTCATGTTGCCTCCTCGGGCTGTTGCCCGCCGTAGTTGGGGCCGGTGAGCGGGTCACCAGGGATCGAGACGAGTGTATCGCCCGTGAACGGGTGTTCGCTAGTGAGGCCACGTAGGCGCGCGACTTCGATCACGAGCGCGTCCCATTCGTCCGGCTGGAATGAGAGGTAGACCTCGGGTAGATGCAGATGAATACGGCCTAAGTCGTCGTGGTCGACCTCGACCCTTTCGCTCCAGTCCGTGATGCTGATGATGTGCGTGATGTTGGCGTACATGTGTTCCTCCTTCGGGGTTGACTGACGACGGGCCGAGGCCCGCCGCTTTTTACGGTCGCGTGACGCTCACTCGCGAGCATGCGCCCTTGTCGTCGAGACGGCCGATGTCCCCGCCGCCGAGTCCCATGATCAGTACTCGAAAGACGTCGAACGTGAGCGCTGTAGAGCAGGTGTCTTTGTCGTTCACGTAGTTGATCCCGGTTCGCAGTTGCTCGGCTGCGGTCTGGAGTGATGTGACCTGCTCGCGAACGGTGTCGAGATCCCGGCTCATTGCACCGATCTGCAGGTCCACGTCCGTGGAGTGACGCTCGATAGTCGAGACGTGACGCTCGACGTTCGCGACGCGTCGCTGGAGTGTCGGCACGCGCGGATCGCGAGCCTGCGAGACCGCGTTCGCGGCCGGGGCGAGAAAGGCTGCTAGGACAAGCAGCGCTACAAAGTGTTTCATGGTGCTCTCCTTCTGTTGGGTTTGTTGACTGACGCCCCCCGAACGATTCGCACGACGCGACCGGGTGCGACCGGCGGTCGTCCGTGCTGTTCTTCGGGGGACTGACGGACGAGGATCACTCCTCGCCCCGCGCGTCACACGAATAGGCGTGCTCGTTCGGCTCGCACCCGCAAATTCCGCACGCTGGCTCGTTGTCGAGCAATGGTGCGAGAAATTCGCGGTCGCTTATGTCTTTGCGCCCGATCAGCCACATGTCGCCGGGATGCGGGTCGTCTGCGATCTGTCCCTCGTCGTCTACGAGTTTGTCTTGCACGCGGTCGTAGAACTTTGCTTGTTCCTGGGGGTCGTTCCTGAAGGCCCATTCGTGGTTGCTCCAGTTAGCCATGTCGTCCTCCTTCTAGGGTTGACTGACGCTTTACCGGCTCGGGGTGGAGAGGGGATCCCGCCGCAATGGGATCCCCTCGTTTCATGCCTAGGCGACTAGGTCACGAATCGTCCGTGTCAGCGACGCCTTAGCCGGGTTCTCGGCCAGCAACGTGCGCTTCACGTACGAGTCCCGCGACCGGAACGCCCGCAGGTGGTCGAAGTACTCAACCCCGGCCAGATGCAGACCGTAGCCGGTCAACGTGTGATCCTCGGGGATCGTCGGTCCGAAGAACAGAGCGTTGATCTTCGCGCGCTCCGCTTCCAGGTTGTTCTTGACGCGCTCGCTCGTGCTCGCCGACCTGCTGAGCACGCCACCACGGTCACCGATGATCGTGGACACGAACATGTCGCGCTGATGGGGCGTGACCGTGATCCGGCCAAGCTCCTCCATCACCTTGCGGTAGATGTCGAACTGCTCGCGCGTACCGCTGACTGCCTTTTTGGCGTCGGCGATCCGCTCGTGCACGTTCTTCGTGTGGCGGAAGGTGAAGTCGGTCCCGAGGCGTCTGCCCTCGGCTTCCGACGCGGTCACCGTGTTCGCGCACATTTGCCGGATCGCCCCGCTGCGAACACGGAGCGCCCCGGACCCGTCGTGCGCCCATGACAGGCACCCGAACGGCAGGACGGGCGAGTCGTCGCCGGGAAGCACGATCGGCTCGTCCAACTTCAACGTCAGCGCGCAGATGCGGCCTTCGTCGAGCGTGATGCCCGTCTCATACTCGAAGCCTTCGCTGAAAAGCATCTCAGCGATGTCGTAGGCGACCGAATTCTGGATCACCTCGTATGAGTTGCGGACGATGTTCAGGATCGTTGTCGAGCCGCTTTTAACGAGCGCCTTCCAGTCCTCGGCGTCGAGCGCGGTATGGTTGCCGACAACCTGGATCGGTCGCTTGATCACTTCGAAGTCGTGACCGGCGAACCGCATTGCCTCTTCGCGGCCGGGGTACTCGGCCAGCACGAGCCCTTCTCCGTGCCAGGCGGGTTCCCGAACGAAGAAACCGGTTTCGAATAGTGCAGGCACTTTGGGTGCCTCCTTTCGGTTTGGGGTATGACTGACGCCGCTTACGCGGCGTTTGTTACTCGGCCCGGTATCCGTCGAACCACCCGTCGCCGTGAGTGTCCTCGCGCTCGCAGTGTTCTTGCGCCTCTTCGAGTGTCACGCCGGTCGCGAGCACTTCGTTTTCCTCCTTGAAGCGAAAGCGCACGATTTCGTATGTCTGTTCGTCCTCCATTGCTTCCTCCTTCGGGGTTGACTGACGCGGGAAGGGAAGCGGCCTCGCACGCTCCCGGACGGCTCGAATATGACCGTACTTCCCGCGGGGTTGACTGACGCCCCTTACGGGGCGGTGGTTCAGACCGGGATGCCGGTCGCGCGACCGATCTCGACCCACTCATCGCGGGTCATGCCGTAGCCGTTGGACTGGGAGTCGATCAGGTCACACATCAGGTCATTGATCGTCATCTCACGAATGCCATTCGGCTCGTGATCGGCGTACGCTGAGGCGTAATGCCAGAGCGCGCGAAGCAACGTCCGGCACTGCTCATCGTTCGGCTCAGGCGTGTAGTTGCCTTCGACTTCGACGGGGTACTTGTAGCCCTGCATGATCTCTCCTTGGGGTTGACTGACGCGGCCTAAGCCGCGTTGGGGAGCTACGTGTTGATGGGTACGAACCATCCGCCGAGAGTCTCGACCTGTTCCGCCGTGAGCGGATTGTGATCGCAGTCGCCGCAGTTGTCGGGTTGTTCACACTGAGGGCAGAGCTTCGTACCTTCGGGCCAAGCCTGCTCGAAGCGGGTGCCGGGCGGATATGGGTGTGCTAGGTCGTTCAAGATTCCTCCCATTCGGGGTTGACTGACGCGCGCCTACTCGGCGGCGCGCGCGAACAACTGCTCGACTTGAGCAGCGTTCAGGTACATGGTCGGATGCTCGAACGCGTCGAGCACGCGCTCGGGATCGATCGTGACTGCGGCCTCTTCGCCGTTGCATCGCGCGTGCAGCACGAGTGTTTCGGTGATTGGCAGGTATGTGACCTGGACCTCGAAGCCTGCGGTGTTGCGCTCTAGGAGTGTGGTCGTAGCGGTCATTGGGGATGCCTCCATTGTGCAGGGGGTGACTGACGTCCCCCGGCCTGACCGTTCTCGTGCCTCGGCACAGGGCAACTAGGCGTCAGGTGCCATGCCGATATTCGTGAACGACTCGGGGGACTAACGCCACCCCGGCCTGCGGGAACGGGCGGGGGTGGCTGACGTGCCCCTCAAGCGTTGAGGGGCACCTTTTTCATGATCGGGTGCGAGAGATCAATCTCCTCGCACTGGATCAGACCGGACGCGTAGCGCGGGATCACGTAGCCGTCGAGTGTCCAACCTGCGACGTCCTTGCCCTCGATCACGAATTCTTCGCGGATGGTGCGGCGCTTGTCGGGATCGATGTGCGAGTAGATCACGCGGTAGTTGTCAGGCAAGTATGCCTCGGCCTCACGGCGTGAGCGTGCGTTGCGGACGATTGCGTAGCGGATAAACATGGTTCCTCCTTGGGGGTTGACTGACGCCCGCGAGTTGCGGGCGGTGCTAGCTAGACGAGCAGCGTGTATTGAGAATCGCAGTCGCAGGGTTTGGGGTCGTTCGGGTCCGAGTAGGACTCGTCGCCGTCTAGACCATCGGGGTAAATCTCAGTGAAGATCGCCCCGCAGTCGTCGCAAGAGACCTGCCAAGATTCCTCGTGCATGATGTTTCTCCTTCGGGGTTGACTGACGCCCGCACGAGCGGGCGATGTTGCTAGGCGATGGTGAGCCACGGCGCTTCGCCCATGCGATGGGCATAGAGGCTCGTCTTTTCGTAGAAGTCGTCGCGGTTTTTGTACCACGCGATCTCGGCGTCAGGATCGAGCGCGTACAGGTACGCCATTGCGACGCCGTACGCGTCCCACGACGCGGCCATGCCCACGCGACCGTTGCGCGCACGCTTGCCGTTCAGGGATTCGCAGTACAGCTTGAATCCGCGCTCGAACCTGCGCGGGCTGAACTCGCGGATCCCGGCGTCGACGTCGAGGTAGATGTCGAAGCCTTCGCTGCGAGCGTGCTGTAGCGAATCGAGGATGTTCTGCGTGGTCAGGATGTTGGAGCGGATGTACATGGTTCTCCTTCGGGGTTGACTGACGCCGCTTTCACGCGGCGCGCTTCTGTTTGCGTGAGCAGATGTAAACGATGTTGCAAGGCGCGCATTCGTTCGAGCGCCAGCCGCGAGGCGAAAGGCGTGGTGTCATTTTGGTTTTGCAGTTAGGGCATTTCACGGTTTCTCCTTCGGAGTTGACTGACGTCGAGCCCGCGCACGGTTCTCCGTCTCTCGCCTTCCGTGCTGCGCTGATGAGTCGCCCCGGAGTGAACGCGAGGACTTTTCGCTGGACCGACGAGCATCGGTACGGTGCTGGGGCTCGACTGACGACCGCTCACGCGGTCGTTACTTGCTACCAGTGGACGATGTTCGCGGGCACTGCCGGATAGGGCTCGTCCGTCTCTGGGTTAGTCGTCACGCCATGCTCGTCCGGAAAGAGCTGGAACATGCGGCCGAACGGATGAAAATCGTTTGGCTCGTCCTGCGGGAAGTATCCTGCGACGTAGTAGCGGTTGCCGTCAAGGTCGTAGGCTGTGCGAGTCGAGCGCCGGTAGGACGCTGGCAGGTCGCCCAACAGGTAGATGCCGTGTTGTACGTAGGTGCGCTCCCCTGCCTCGAACGCGCGCGAACCTTCGAGAGTGTCGCGCTCCTGCGAGTAGATCGCGCCGACGTACTCTGTGCGGCCGATCTTGACGAGCACCGGAGCGGCAGTCGTGCGCGGGAGGCCGTTCAGGTACTGCGAGACTGTCTGTGCATCGGTCATGATGCTCCTTCGGGGTTGACTGACGCCCCCCGCCTAATCCGGGCGAGGGGACTGACGCCATGGCTAGTCAGACCATGGCGGTGGTGCGCGTTGCTCGTGCAGCATCCCGCACGAGCTTTGGTGCCGGGCACGCATTGTCCCGTCGTTTCGCTTCTCTTATCCCCTCCTGCAAATGCTCAGCTGGCGGAAGCGACCGCGCGAAGCGGTCCCACTGTCGTGGTCGTCAGAGTCAGGCACAGCCTTGCAGGAAATTCCTTCTCCTCGGACGCTTTGCGGTCCGATTGGCTCTCCCCCGGAGTGTCGACGAATTTCGGATTCGCGGTCGCTCGCCCCTGGGGCTGGCTGCCTCTTAGTGCGTTCCGCGCAGAACCTGACTCCGCGTACTAGCGCCGTTCCTTCCCATTGCGCTCTCCACGTTGAGCGGTGGTAGTCGGCGGGCGAGAACACAATGTACGCCTAGTTGCGTCTGTTCGCAAGAGTGCGCAGGTGCTCGTATTGAGGTATTTCCCGCAAATTGCGAATTTTCTGGAAAACGTTGGCTGGGGAAGCGGGTTCCGGGTCACCATCCGCCGTCCGCCGAACCACGTAGAATTGGGCTCGTGCTCAAGGCCCTGCGCACGATTTACGCCTCGTTGGCTAGGACGGCTTCGCCGACGCCCGTAGAGGTTCAGGAATTCTGGCGCGCGGAGACGCTCGCGACTGTCCAGCCACTCGCTGACGACAGTTTCGACGGGGTGCGTCTGATCATTGATGTGACGGCAATCACGCTCACGCCTTCGGTCGTGTTCAACGTCGAGGGTTTCGATGATCTGTCGGGCAAGTGGTATTTGTTACTTGCGTCAGCGGCGATCACGGCTGTGGGGACTACGGTGCTGACGATCGGTCCCGGGATGCCAGTCACCGTGAACGTGGGAGCGAACGCGGTTCTGCCGAGGCGCTGGCGGGTTCGACCCGTGCACGGGGATGCTGACTCGATCACCTACTCGGTCGGCGCTCAGCTCTGGGGGGCCGAATGATCCGTTGGCTGCTCGCTTGGTTGCGTCGCGACCCTTCGTTGAAGCCGTGGCGCGTCTGGTACGCCGACCACCGCAGGCTGAGGGGGCTCTGATGCTGCGGTGGCTCGCCTCGATTGCCTTCGCGGTCGCCGCCGTGCTCCTCTTCGTGGAGGCTGTACAGCTCGTGGACGGCCTCGCACTCGTGGCTGCGGGCCTGGCGCTCCTCGCCGCCCCGTGGGAGCCCTGAGACGTCCCAGCAACCGGACCTGTACCCGGATGTCTCAGAGGCCGAGGAGGAAGCCGCGGGCCCGACAGACGACGAGCTGGACGCTCTCAGCGCTCCACGCTGGCCCCTGATCCCCGAGAGCACCACGGTCCACCCGGACGTCGACTTGGGAGCACCAGACCCAGCCCAACAAGACGGCTTTCAGGGCTTCAACGGGGACGAGCGACGGTGCATAGCGGCACGCAGGGACGGCCATCGCTGCAACGGCCGAGCGCTCACAGACGGACTGCTCTGCCCCTTCCACGACGGCCGCGCCGACCCGCTACTCGCAGCCAGGGCAAGTCACGCCAGTAAGAGAGCGAAACGAGAAGGAATCGACCAGGTAGCAGCGCTCAGACGGCTAGGCACCAGGCAACTCGTCGCAGAAGCCCTAGTCAAACACGCCGTCGAAATCGACGCTGCGATAGGCGTATTGGCCCGTTCTGCCGCGTCCGGAGACGTTCGCTCAGCGCAAGCTCTGATCCCGTGGCTCGATCAGGCGTTGGGCAAGCCGACTGAGCGAGTGGAGGTGCGCGCACCCTCGACGCTCATGGACTTGGAGCAGATGGACACTGCGTCCTTGGAGCGCTTGGTGGCTGAGGGTAGGGCTAGGCGCTTGCGGCTCGTGGAGGCTGATGCCGAGTCGAGCCCGCTAGAGGCCGTTGTCGAGCCTGGCAACGCCGAGTCGGGCTAGGGGTACCCCCCCGAAAGGCCGGGGGACTGTTGGGTCCCACGGTGGGGAGGCCCAGTCCCGCTCTCCATGGCGCTCTTCCACGGCGGCGTCCTCCTGCCCTTGCATTGTCATGACGTTGTATGTACACTGGAGGTGTGTCGTCCCTTGATTTGACCCTTCAGCGTGATCGCGGCTTGGGTGTCGTGCACGTCCAGGCCGAGTCGGCGGCGGGAGTCGACTTTGTGGACGCTTACACGGCGCTCGACTTGGAGGTGGTTGATTCCGGCCAGATCATGGTGCCGCTGGACGGCGAGTTCGCGCTTCTCACCCGCGCCGGAGAGCACCGGCTGACGGTCAGGATCGACCCCGACTTCGTTTTCGGAGCCTCGTGAGCGACCAGCGCTGCGGTGAGCCTCTGGGCGCGTCCTATTGGACGGGCGTCGTGCTCTGCGTGCTCCCCGCCGGTCACGAGGGTGACCATGACGGCGGTGAGGCTGAGCGTCAGCTGGGGGCGGCGCTCGCCGCGCAGATGGTCGAGGATCGCGAGTGAGCCCTCCGCGCACGTTCAGCTACGAGCGGGCGAGAAAGCTGCGCAAACGAGGCTGGACCTACCGCGAGATCGCGGAGCTGTTCGGGGTCTCGTCGACCGCCATCTACCGGGTTTGCAACCGGCAAGGCTACGAGCGCATGGAGGCTAATGCGCGCCGCTGGTTGATGAGCGGACACTGTGCCGCGTGCGGGAAGCAGGGGATCGTCAGGTACAGCAAGCACTGCCGGGCCTGCCACGTACGCACACGGATCACCACGGTTCGCGAGAAGACGCTTTGGTGCAACGGCTGTGAGCGCTGGCTGCCGGACAAGGACTTCCCGTTCAATCGCTCTGAGAAGCAGGAGCACCGCCGTTTCCGGCATTCGCGCTGCCGGGCGTGCAACACGATCGAGAAGCGCGCCTGGCGGGCAAGGCAGGCAGCCTGATGAAACTGCGCCATCATGTGCTCGATGCGCTCTACGCGCACCAGCGTCTCTACCGTGACCAGACATTCCAGCTCGACCCAGTAACACGCGACGAGATCCTGAAGCTGATCGAAAGCGAGGGGACGCCTCCCGACCACGTACGAGCTGAACGGGCGGCGCTCAGGCTGCTCGCGGATGCGATCGTGAACGAGGTCGTCGCTCTCGACGACCACCTGGTTCGCATCCGCACTCTCAGCCGGGAGATCAAAGGAGAGCGATGAAAATCCAGTGTTTTCAGCTTTCGGCCCCGCCCCCCGAGATCGTGATGACCTTCACGCGCGACGAGGGCTGGGCTCTCATGGCCGCTCTCTACGAGTGGACCGAGAAGCACCCGCTGGCGGCGGACGTCGCCCAGTGGCGACAGTGGCATGAAGACCTGCGGAAGCTGCTCCGCGAAAGCTGCTCGTGAGCCGCGAGACATTCCTGTTTCTGCTCGCGCTGCTCCGAGGCGGCAAGCTGTGAGCGCCGGGTCGAAGGGCACCCCGCGCCAGAAGCGCATCGAGGAGACCGCACACTCTGTGGTGATCTTGCTCGACAACTGGCTCCGCTGTCTACCAGCGAAGTACGTTGGCAAACCGTTGACGCAGGCGGACGTGACCGTCGTGGCCGACGCGGCGAACCGGTTGCGCACCGTGCTTCGTGATCGAAGGAGACGTGATGACTGATCCTTTCGCGACCATCCTCGAACACGTCGCGCATATCGCGCGCGGCTGCCGATCAGTCACTTCTCACAACCCGGCTGTGCACGAGCAGGCCATCGAGGCCGCTGTGGACGAAGTCGAACGTCAACTGCGCGGAGTGACGTTGGAGTCAGATGAGCGCGCCCAGAAGTGGAACGCTGCGGAGGCGCGGGCAGCAGCAGCGGAGCAGGCGCTTAAGCTTGCCGACGCGCTCGCTGATCGCTATGGACGCCAGTACGTTAAGGACGAGGCGTTCTACGCCTACACGGAGGCGCGCGCAGCCGTGTCGCGGCATCTCGCGGCTCTTAGAAATCTCGAAGTAGCGGAACAGGTAGGGGAGCCATGGCAGATCGCGGAGTGTCGCAAGGAAGCGCGTGAGGCTCTCGGGGCGCGGCAGGAGGAACGGTGCCCGCGTTGCGAGGGATACGAAGCGACGTATCACACGTTCAAAGGGGAGTGTTCGGCGCAGCGGCAGGAGGGCGACGCATGACAATCTGGCTTCGCAAGTACAGGTTCCCCGACTGGTTAAAAGAGGCTCTGAATGTCGCTCGCTACGCGCAAGAGGATTACAAACGGGGCGAGGCGTTCGATGTTGTGTTGGACGAAATCGAGCGTCTTACAGCATTTGAGGAGCGCGTTAACGACCTGATCGCCTCTAGTCCTTCAGGTGACTACCCACCCGAACGTCCACCGCCGCTGACGCCGGAAGAACAGTTTCGAGTCGATGAGAACTCCTACTTGCAGCGGCGAGCACGTTACGAAAGTGCCTGGGAGGATGACGCGGGCGGGGAGCGGCAGGAGAACGCTGATGAGTGAGCGTTGCCCTTGTGGCTGTGGGCCACGCTCAACCCTTCACGAGCGCGGATTCACCGTGGCCGATCTTCCCGACGAAGAACGACTGGCTGCATTGGACAAACTCGAACGACTCTTACGCAGGGCAGAGCGCGATATGCGTCTGCTCGATGGTCGTGATTTCAAGATGCGACCCTGGGTTGAGGCGTATCGGCTGCTCGACATTCTTCGCGAGCGGGCTGGCGGGGAGCGGCAGGAGGACGACGCATGAGCTTACATGTCTTGCATGTACCGACCCATGTCGTCTCGCAGCGTGACGACGGCGAACGCTGGTGCTTCTATTGCCGCAAGCGCGTCGCGTTTACGCTAACCGTCCACGCGTCTGATGACCCGATGAGTTACTACGGGCCACACGTCTCGGTCGAGTGCGAGCGTGGGCACCTCGACGGTGATTGCTTCCCTGGTACGTATCGGCAGGGCAACTGATGGGTGAGTCCTTCCAGTTGCGCGTCAAGCCGGAGCAGAAGAAGCGTTGGCGTGCTGCTGCCAGTGCTGCCCGGCGCACCCTGTCCGACTGGATTCGCGTTACGCTCGACGAGGCAGCTGGCGTCGAGCCGGAAGAGTACGCTGTCGGCGGTGGCCCCGAGGGCACTGTGAGCCGCAGCGCAACACCCTCGGGGTCGCCGGATGAGGGGGTGGTGTCCGGTCCGTCCGAATCACGGCAGGTACCGGACTTGGCGATAGACGTGCCGGTGCCCGCCGCCCCCATTCCTGAGCGCGCGGAGGTGCGAACGGGCAAGCTCGCGCCCAACTGCACGGGCAGGGACTTGCACTGGCGGTTGAAGAAAAACGAGCGCTGCCGCTTCTGCGGCGGTTACGCATGAGAGGAGTCACATGAGGACTGTCTACGCCTGGCACAAGGAAGATGCAAACATCGCGAAGCTGCAAGCGAACCGGATCGAGCGCGTCTGGTTCGCCGCCAACGACGCAACGCTCGTCCAGATCCGGCATGCGCGCACGAACGGCTTCGAGGCGGGGATCTACACGAACCCGCAGTGGTACGGCTACCCGGAGGCGAAGGACTTCCGCGACTTGATTCAGAACGCGATCAGGCGGCTCTCGGATGGCCAGCCGCTGCCGGTGCAGATCAACAACGAACGCCACGACCCGCTCTACATGATGGCGATCATGTTCTGGTACCGGCGCATGTACCAGGTCCGTGGGACGTCTTGGAACTTCGAGGGCTACCAGGGTGGCTGGGTTGGGCCGATGTTCCGCACGACCTACTCGTACACGCACTCGCTCGTCGGCACTGTGCAGATTTCGCCTGCCGTGCTCGCCAACCTCGAACTGATCCCGCAAGCGTACGACGGGAGCATGAACCCGTACGACCCGCACGACGTCGTCAAGGATCTTGTCGACTGGGGCTGCCCCTACCAGGCGATCAACCCGATTGTCGGCGGTGAGTACGCGCCCTGGACCGCGAGGCGCGCGAACCAGCACTTCTACTTGCAGTCGAGGCTTCCTTGACCGACCCGGTTCATGTTCAAGGGGAGACGCACCGGATGCTCACCGAGGCTGGGTGGCTCGACCCTGACCAAGCCGCCGAGCTGCGACGCGAACGCGATCGCGCGCTGGAGGAAGTGCGGGGCCGCGAGGAGTCGCAGATTCCGATGATCCCTCGCGTTCCGGCTCAGTGGCTGCGGGCGCTCGAAGAGGAGCGGGACGAACTGAAGCGTTCGAATGACCAGTTGCGAAAGCTGAGTCGGAACTGGGAGATGCGTTATCTCGATAGCCAGGAGAGGCTGCAAGCACGGGACGATGAGCGCGCGTGACCGCCCCGCTGAGTGCCGAACGGCTCGAAGCAATCCGCGCGCACCTGGCGAACCCAAACAACGACTTGTGGGGGCCGTGGGCGCGGGAGTTGCTCGCGGAGGTTGAGCGGCAGCAGGAACTGATCGCAAGCGAGCGGAAGCGTGCCCTCGACGCTGAGACGATGGTGGTTCATCTCACGCGCAGATTGGAGAAGTCGTGACGTACCAAGAGCGACAGGAAGCGCTCGCCATTCTTCGTGAGATGCCTGAAGCGAAGGCTTGGCTGCGGGCGCTCATCGACCAGGATCGCCGCGCGAAAATCCTTGTCGGCTTGTGCCCCGCCTGTCTGGAGCCCCTCCCTGAGAGCCCGACGAAACCACGGAAATTCTGTTCGGCCAGGTGCGCAGGAAGGTCGTTCCTGATGAAGCCGTTGCAGGGA